TCAACTAGATGGCTAATTTTTTGTGCCGCATCTTTGTCATCAAAAGGCCCAAAAGATTTTCCGTCTTTATATGCACGCCAAAGATTTTTGCGTTGTGGTGCATCTTTATAATCAGGAACACCGTGTGCATCTTTATATTCTTTCCATTTTTTCATAAATTAATAATTAAAGTCTAAATTAAATGTTTGATTTCCATTATTTGAAATTTCAAGGCTTTTCACTGCACTAGGAATCAAATTTGTAGGAAAGGCAATAATCAATTTATATCCTTTACGTGGAAGTCTTGGCACAGAACTCAGCAGCAAAATACTGTCTTTGACCAAAGTGGCCAAAACCTTCTTCAATTCTTTATGTCCAATGTTTTTAAACATATAATATGATACAATGAATTTGATATTTGTCAATGAAATTCTATGACCAATCACTATCTAAAATCTTTAAAACCGAGATAATAGAGACTGATTTTGGTGAAAATTCTATATTTTCAACCATTTTATTTGCCTGTATAGCACAATATTCGCATTGTTGTCTAATTTCAATCAATTGTGTTTTGGTCAAACAATCGCCTACCTTTGTTTTAGGGTAATAATCCAGGGTGAAATGTGCAGTGGATTCTTGTGCTTCACCAGCAACATACTGGACACTAAAAGTTACATGATAGTAATACATATGATTATAGCTTGATTTTGCGAATAAACAAGACTTGTTCGTTTTTTGTCAACGTGTAGTAAAGATTTTGAAAATATGTAAACATGGTTAATTATAGGATTGAATGGGGTTTTGTCAAGAGTTGATTTGCCCTCATAAGAAGATAAATAGTATCGAAACCTTTATGAAGAAACTGAACGAATACAGCGACATTGAACTACAAGACATAATTAACTTACATAATAGTATGAGTGCGATACTACGACATATTAACATAAGTGAAACATGTCCATATAATAGGAAACTATTAAAAGAGAGGTTGAAAATATTAGATACTTCAAAATATGAAGGTAATAAAATCTCCCGTAGTCCATATGCACCTGAAGGATACAAAAAGTCTGATGATGAGTATTTCACTGTAGGAAAACATCGCAGAACAGGAAATCATATTAAAAAAAGGTTAATAGAAAGCCATTCTTGGAAAGAGGAATGTTTTTCATGTGGTTTGAAACCTCTTTGGAACGGCAGGATATTATCATTGGAAGTTGATCATATCAATGGCAACTGTTTTGATAATAGAATTGAAAATTTGCGCTTATTATGCCCTAATTGTCATTCGCAAACTGAAACATTTGGCGGGAAAAATGTCAGCAAATGATATTTTATTCATCTTTTGGTTCAACGATTTTACTCGTATCCACATCCTAAACTACGTGAAAGTAGATGAATTTCTTAGGACTGTGCGCAATTGGAGTCGAACCAATTTTCTACCCGTTATGAGCGGGTCGCTTACAAACCACGTCAGCCATACGCACTTTTAACAAAGTTTAATAACTTGGAAATCAATTCCGCTAACTCTTTAACTTAACACACTAACCAACTTTATCAACTAAATTTTTGAAAGGGTGTAGATGTTGGTGTTTCAACCAAGTTCGGGGAGTATCTAATAATTAATATCAACCATGACGAAGAATATTTTGTTTATTAGGTTTCCGCGAATATTCACGATGCAATCGTTTTACCCATTAGGTCAATAATATGCTTTACGTGATATACTCATTGCATTTTCATCACTTGGAGTTCTTACATGTTCCCTGTCTTTTCAACTCATCTACATTTAGAAACTAAAAACCTATACCTTAATTCTTTAATTATCTTTTCACTTACTTCTTTTATCTATTAATGTATAGGATTGTAATCTCCAACTTCTTTAACTTAACACACTAACAATCTTTGTCAACTACTTTTTAAGTGAAATATTAACCCTGGCGGGAGTCGAACCCGCATGAATCTTCCGATTCGCATCTTTTTGAGAGATGAGTGTAAAACCAATTCCACCACAGGGTCATTTTAAAAATCAACTAATCAATGTGAATTTTCCAACCGAACGTCCACACATCAAATTAAATTCTTGCTCTGTAATTCGTTGATTATGATCTACTTTAATTGGGTCTTTATGTCTATTACCGCAGTCAAGTCCAATTAATGCCACGTAATTAGGAGCAGTCTGTGCAAGAATATAATCTCCACCTGGACCGCGAAATTTCTGCCCTCTCTTATAAGATATTTGGCGTTTAATAAGTCCTTGTTTAATCGCTTCGGACAAATCAACTTCGTAATCTACGCCATCAATATTAATCGTTGTTTTCATAATTTATGAAATTTGTTTGAATAATTCGGGCTCACTACCAGTAAGAACCCGAAATTCATCTTCTGTTATAGCCCAAACATTATTAACCGAACACATATCGGACCATCTTACACCTGTTTGCATATTAATTATGCATACATAGCCAGCCAGAGGTTCCACAATCATATATTCCTCGTTTGCACCTATCCTTGTTAGTGTAAATTTTTGCCCAGTTTGGTAAGTTTTCTTCACTTTCAACAAACCTTGTTTAAGTGCAAGATCAACGTCCACTAGATAGGTTTGGCCATCAATATTAATTTCTTTCATCATGTTTTTAATTTACTCTGTTTATGTTTAGTTGTCAAATAAAAGTTACGGTTTTTACTTTTCTAGGTCTTTCTTGTGAATCAACAAAAGTATGTGAATAATGAGCCATTATTTCTTTTACGGTCCCATAAATTTTGGTATATAGAAAATCGTGATCATCAAAAACAACTTTTATTGAGTGTATTTCTCGGTTATTCATTCAAATGGATTATATAGTTTGAAGTTTCCGTCTGTTGATTCGGTCATTCCTTTATAAAAAATGACTTGATCGCTTTCTTCTGATTCAAAATTATATACCAGAACGATCAGATGATCATCAAAGATTTGTGAAATCATGCCGTTTTGGTTATTTTCATCCGGCACTTCGTTTAGTTCAACCTCATCACCGACCACATATTTTTTCATTTTTGAACCAGTTTAAGAAGTTCTTCGATTTGCACATTGATATTAGCCACAAATTCATAGCTTCTTCGTTGAAGATAATCAAGCATTTCTTCTTTAGTAAATCCATTTTTTTCATAACTCTCATTAATCACACTAAAGGGTTGAAGTATAAGTGTTCGACATCCAGCAACATAATATCGGAGTTGATCACGATTATAACCAAACGGGATGATTACCATATAATCTTTATATGTCGAGTTTCGAAAAACATCACCATATTGTAGATCATGTTTCTTTAATGTTGGACATAACAATTTTTGTTCAATTGCACGCTTAATGTCAATGATATATGTCTTTCCGTCGATTTCAATTTCTTTTTCCATAGTGTAGTATGTCTTATTTTTATTGTCTGTCAAGTTATTTGTGTCATAATCACTCGTGTTTGTTATCGTGATCAATAATTTCCACCCGTGAATCATCACAATAGGCAACTCCACCAAGGACTTCAACCAAAATCTTTGGTTCGCCAATAATGATTTGTTGTGAACCTACACCATCTTCAAAATCTTCATCAAAATAACTTTGAACGAATTCAAGAAACCCTTCTTGGGTAGGAACCTCATTTTCTTCTTCACAGCATGTAATATATGTTTCTGGTGAATAACACATTGTTCTGGTCACTGTAATATCTTTAATTTGGACACTCATTTTGAATAGAATTTATGTTTTTTACTTTTCTTGGGAATCAACAAAAATATTTATATGTATTCAATCAACACTTCGATTAAACATTTCAGAAAACGGATTGTAAACCATCTGGCACGTCACTAAACAATCTCGCTGAATATGCAAAGTCGTATGATTATGTGTTTCCATTCGCGTAGGTTTTCCGCCAGTTTTGACATGAAATGTTTCGTTTACAAGGTCCAAGTCAATTACTTGTTCGTGATCAGTAATAAAATGACCGTGTGATGATGATGGTGCGACTGATTTCTTTTCTAGTGTTTGTGTTTGCATAATTTAGTATTCGTATGTGAGTTTATCAAAGTATTGGGCTCCGCTAATGCTAACCAAATCCTTTACATCTGAATCTACCATGTTTTCTAGCAGAGTCAAGCCATTTTTGGAAAATGTTGTGCAGTATCTTTCGCCCTGTCGGGTAATATTTTCAATTTCATTCACCAGTTTACGTGGAATTCTGTAAAGGGATGCAATTGCATCTTTTGCATTGGTATTACTAGGATGAACACCCAAGAAAAACATTCGATCTGAAGATGGACAATAACACCGAACATAAGCAATAGCAGTATTATTGATATTACCTCTAAACAAGGTATATACTCCAATATTTTGCCCCCTAGTTGTTCCATTTAAATATTTTGGTAGCTTTTTATGAACATAATTATCAACCTCAGTAAGACAACTCTTAAAGAAAGCCACTAGATAATCGTCACCCCATTTTTCTTGAAGTAGATTAATAATTGCAGATTTATGCTCCTCATTGGTTTCCTTCAGGAAATCTTCTACAGAATATGATTTATCCATTACTTTTGAAAAACTTTGGGGCGGAACAAATCGACCGTGAACATAGTTACAATCAAATTTAGTGTGTTCACCATAATTACCCCATTCAACGGCTAATCCATTGGTATTGTGCATTCTATTTTGATTATCACGCCAAACTTTTTTTGGATATTTACAGACTACACAAAATGCTTCAGAGAAGATCGCAGAATAAATTCCTGATTCGCGTTGAAGCGTTCTGAAATTGGCGAATGCGTCCTCAACGGTCAAAGACAAGCCAAATTCTTTGTGAATAAAGTTATACCACTGGAAATAATAATTGCTATGGACATTCAGTGTAAGTAGATATGAATTATTGTATTCACTCAACTGAGAATCCAACTGAGAACCCAACTGAGAACCCAACTGAGAACCCAACTGAGAATCCAACTGAGAACCCAACTGAGAATACAACTGAGAATACAACTGAGAACCCAACTGAGAATACAACTGAGAATCCAACTGAGAATCCAACTGAGAACCCAACTGAGAATCCAACTGAGAATCCAACTGAGAACCCAACTGAGAACCCAACTGAGAACGTAACTGAGAATCCAACTGAGAACGTAACTGAGAATCCAACTGAGAACGTAACTGAGAACTCAACTGAGAATCCAACTGAGAACCCAACTGAGAACCCAACTGAGAATCCAACTGAGAACGCAACTGAGAATACAACTGAGAACGCAACTGAGAATACAACTGAGAACTCAACTGAGAATCCAACTGAGAACGCAACTGAGAATACAACTGAGAATCCAACTGAGAATCCAACTGAGAATCCAACTGAGAATCCAACTGAGAATCCAACTGAGAATCATTCTTCAACAACAATTTCAAATAATTGAATAGTAATTGCTGTTCTACAGGATTTTCAGTAACCAAAACAATTGGTCTTTTGTATCCGCATTGTTCATAATTATAAAATACCGCTGCTTTCGCCTTTTCCAAATCAAATGAATTATATTGGCCACCGTCAAAAACTCCAGCCAATCCTTCTGCAATATATTGTGGAATTTTTGCCCTAATTTCTGGTGTAAAATCTGCTAGTGTTTTCATGGTTTAATTATATCCTATTTTTATTGTCTGTCAAGTTGAGAAATGAATAATGTTGCGCAGTTTTTGGCGTCTTCGGCCATTTGTTTATAAACACCCCAAAAATTAGGATCGCATACTTTATAGTCATTATTTTCCAACCATACACGTTTATCATGTGGTGCAATTTCTAATAGTCCCAGCAAAATACCAATATATTCTTTAGCAAGCTGTAAATCTGTTTTTATCATAAAATTTCTTTTTAACAATCGTTCTTAATTAACCCATGCAATAAATTTTTTAATACTTTTTTTCATACTAATTATTCGTCTTTGTTATCGTGATCAATAATTTCTACTCGTGAATCATCACGATAGACAACACACCGAGGACTTTTTGAATAGAATTTATGTTTTACTATTGTTTCTAAATTTGTCCACTGATTAATAAGCGGAATAATCTGATTTCGGATTGAATTTCGTCTATAGCAATTTTGTTTATTAGTCGGGTCTTCTACAACAAACCGATATGCACCGTTTTGCCTAATATATTTTAGCATATCTTCTTTGGTTGTCAACAAAAAAGGATGAAGAATTTCAAAATTACCGAAATCTGTTCGTTCAGACATTGGCACATATTCGGGATTACCCGTTATAAAATTTGCAACATAACACTCGACTACATCGCCTATGTGGTGTCCAGTCACATATTTTTTATCACCACCAATCTTTTGTAACTCATTTAGACGCCATTGGCGCATATGTGCTTCACTCAAGTCTGATTGTGTGTCTGTTCGGTGAATGACCGTCAGAGGCATGTTATATGCTTCGCAAAAGGCAATCACCTGTGATTCCATCAATTCATTTGCAGGCTGAACTCGATGATTAAAATGAATCACCGAAATATTTCGCCTAAATCGAAATTTTAACCAATGTGAGGCCGCAATTGAATCAATTCCACCACTGACTAGAACCGTTAAGTCCTTTTCTTTTTTAAGCCAATTAAATGCTTTCATTATGCATTAAACCGATATGAATAATCCATCCAATACATGCTAGGAGCGAAACAATTCCACTGATAACAATACATAACAGCCATCCAATTAATATTTTCCAAAAAAAGTTATTATATTTGTCTTCTAGGTGGCCAATAAACCAGAAAATGAAAAGGCCGATTATGATTGTTAGTGCAATGATCATATGTCAATTAATATCCAAAATTTCCCAACTGTCTTTTCAGCCAAATCGGATTTAATTAGAAATTGAGAAGGAAGTTTCATTTGTCAATCCATTCAAATTTTATATTCTTTTCGGTGTCAATAACGTATTTTCCAAGACCTTTTGAGATCAATTCTTTTTCCCATCGTTCATTAACATGCTTTGGTGTGATCTTTAGTGCGAGTATTGCACATAGAGTCACGACACATCCAATAATAAAACCTAATCCAATAGCATTGTTCTCATCTTTCATATGAGTATATTACACTAGTTCTCGCACATTGTCAAGTGAAACACTGATACAATCTGGTTTTGTTGAATCGTCTTTCTTTGGCAATTCACTGGCAAGTAGCATTTCGCGAATTTCATCCAACTGAACTTGTTTATCATTAAGATAATAAGTTGTCTCTGTTTTTCCCGCCCAATTAGGATAAAGACGAAGATATTCCTTATTCTTTTCCTTATGTTTAAGCAAGTATGGAAATGCAACCCATTCCATACCATTCTGCAATCCCGCATTTTGTGAAGGTAATTCACCGGTTTCCCGCTTTTCCTTTACCGTTGCCATATTATCATAATCAAGTCCACATCGAACTGACATCCTTGTCTTTTTTACAGGAATATCATTATAACCCTTACGAACTTTCATCGGTCGTTCAATCAGAACATTGCCAAATTGACCTTTCTTAGAGAACAGAGTTTGAAGAATTTGTGTTTTCGTTTGCATATAGTTATATTAGTTTGGTTTTATTCTTTTGTCAAATTTATTTTTCTTCGTTTTTCAAATGACCTGAATCACCGATAATTCTCCAATAATTTCGTGTTGGATAATCTGACACGAAATTATCGACTGAATCAGAGACGACAAATAATACTGCATTATCCCCATCTACTTTATAAGAATAAAAATCTGTTGAACGAATGCGTTCAACACCTGATAACTGATAAACAGAGAATGTCGCAATCATAGTTATATATTAGTTTAGTTTAACTGTTTGTCAATTAACGAATTTCGAATTTTCATTATAAAGTGGAAGTTCTTGCTCATCTCCATTATGTTTGACGGTCAGTGATACTCGTCCATCTTTATAACGAATGTAATAATCAAATTCCTCAGTATCATCTTCTGCCGTAATATAGAAACCGCCCATATCTTTCTTAAAATGTGAAACAATCATTGCCGCCAAGCAATTCATACCATTACTAACTTTATTTGCTTCGGTATCACCAATTGTATAACCATTTACAATTTTCCTATCGCTAAGAAATTTCTGTAGGTCCTCACCGTGTCCACCTTTGATATAACCATCGAATTGCCGATAAAGCGTAATAACATGACGATCTTTTTCGTCATAAACGTGTGTTGTTGATCGTGTTCCCATAATAGTGTATTAATTTAATATTGTGTTCCGTTCCAAATAGGAGTGATTGTAGTTTCCGTCAAATATGTGCGCAAAGCGGTGCCCTGTCTAGGTTTCGCCCCATTGTGTAGGTCTATTACGATTCGTTGCAACTTACTAATAATCTCTGCCTGTGGTCCAGTCAGTGCCAGAATTAGCTGACAATCTGCCGGATTTTCATGTTCTCTGGGAATCGTGATGTTCATGATTATATATTAGTTCAGTTTCTTTATTTCGTCAAATTTAAAATGGATAAAAAACAGTGATATATTCACCTACATAAATTTGATTATCGGGCCGATATGGTGCATATGGACAGTTATGTGGAATTCGATAATTATAATAAATTCGGGACATTGTATCACCCGGCTGAACCCGATGAATTAACAGAACCCGATTGGTATTGATTGGAACAATACAAGAACAGAGTATGAACAGGATGAGCACAAATAGAAGATTTTTCATTTTTATTCCTTCGTCAAAACTTTCTTAATTTCGTTCGCAAAATCTTCGGCTGTCAATCCAAGAGAAATCTGCCTATTATATTTTCCAGTATAATCGGTCATTCCCTCACATTCACGCCAATAGCCGCATTCATTAGAACTGCCAAACAACGGATGCATGTCCACATAGAACCTCTTTGTGTGCAAGATAGGATCACCACAGACCGCAATTCCACCTGCATTGAACCGCACTTGATATTCATCTTTTGATAGATTTAAAAGTTTTGCGACCTTACGAAGAAATGCCAGTGCTTTCTTACGAAAATGTTCCTTGTTGTGATAATCATAGGAAGATGCGAGTGCCAGCTTTTGAAGTGTTGTCGTTGTCATATTATGCAAAGTTTTGTTGAGTTGCCATCGAATGACCATTGAACCATGTATTGTTATGTTGATTCCATTCATCGTCAGATATAATTTCATTTTCATGAATATCCAACATCAATTTGAAAAAACTTTCCCTCGTAATATTCAAATATAAAACTATTTTCCAATTAGTCCAACCAGATTTTTGTAATTGTAGAATATCATTTTTCATGACTCAATATACTGTTTATTGGTTATTTGTCAAATTTATTCATACCCAAGATTCCAGAAATACTCACAATCACAAGAAAGAATCCAATAGTAATCAAGTTCTGAAAAATAGGTAATGCTTTAGCAGACAAATTATCAAATGCCAAACTAAACATTGATAAGGTCAAAAGGACAGTGCCGAACAATAACAGGTGTCCAAAGAAACTGAGTAATTGTGTTCTGTTCATGAATTAATATTGTTCAAATTTTTCTACGACTAAATCCATCAGTCGCAGACCAATATCATGTGGAACATTTGAACATTCGGTATGAACCAATGCGGCCATTTCAAGAGCTAACTTCACATATAATTCTTTTAGAATTTCATTATGGTCTTTCATATTATTTCTTTTTTATAATTCTACTGAACATTTCGGTTTCCAATAATTCACGTTTAGCTATTGGTTTAGTTTTACCAGATGCACTGAGATTACCTCTTTTTGCAAACCAGACTTTACCCGCTTTTGTATAGGTTATGTCCACGGCACAATATTACTCTATTTTTATTCGTGGTCAATTATAATCCAACTCTTTCTCGGGTTTAATTAAGTTCATAAAATATATTACTCTGCTTTTAGGCGTTCGTCAAGTTTATTTTTCTTAGCTCCATGCACCATAAAGCCTACCACACAACTTCTGCCTGATTTTTGGCACAGTAGGCAAGAACTGCACGTCACGTTTTCTTTTGTTTGTTGCGGACAAATAATAACCTTGTTTCCTTTTGGCGTAAGTGTTCCGCTCTTGAAATCAGATGGAACAGTCACGACCGTAGGCAATCCCTTGGCAACAAATTCGTCGGCCTCTTTAAGTGAATCTGCACTAGCATTAATAACCAAACCTTTAGCTGCCGATTCTTTGAGAATTTTTACATTTTTAGGAGTTAATTTTTTATGACTATACCCCCATGTGATATGACCTTTCTTTTTAATCACATCCGCCATTTTAGACATTGCTTGTCCATCAATATCTTCCGAATTTTCTTTCTTGGACGGACAATCGCCTGCTTGAAAAAACCGGATTTTACGTCCCTTCGGCAGTGCATTAACCTGATCTACTAGTGTATCCCAATCATTACCCCGTTCACCACTAGAGACTTTCCTAAAATGGATCGCCAACGGACCAAATTCGGCATAACAGCCATTATTTTTCAAAGGACATCTATTGGGGCACGTCCTGCGGTCTGAAGTTATGGCTGAAACATCAAGACCGAGCTTTTGATTTGAACTTTGAACTGTTAGTGAGTAGTTGAACATGACTCAATATACTTCAATTTTATACTTCGTCAATAGATAAAGCGCGGAGTTTCGATAACACCAATATATGTATTAAAATCAAAAATTCCCGATTTTGCACATTTCAGACACCATGCCAATTCTTTATCTAGTTTAGGAATAATGTATTGTTTCTTGCGTTTGTCTTGCAAGTCTCCTACAGAATATCTTTGATTCTTTTCTGGATAATATGAAATGGTGGTTTCAAAATTAGTAGAATTTGCCCACCGATCAAAAGTTGGTTTATATGCAAATTGTATAATCCATTTCTTTTCTCCTGGTCCACTAAACTTGGGTTCAAGAATTTTTTCAAAAATGCGAATATAAAAATGGGATGTTTTTCCACATCCATACACAAGTTTGATATTATGGCGACGAAATTCATCCAAAATAGGGCGAGGTAGCTTCATGTCGTATTTTACTTCAATTTTATGATTCGTCAATTTTATTCACCAAGAAATTGTTGTATTAGATTCATTACATAGTCCTTTCTTCAAGCGATTGATTCCGCGCTCGATTTGTGCATGTTTCTGTTTCGTTGTTCTAGGTGAATGGATTGTAATCATATTTGTATAATAGTTCAATTTTATATTTTGTCAATGATATTTCTTAACCAGATTATAAATCTCAATCATTGCTTCATTTAAAGCCCACACTTCATCATGATTATAATTACTGATGTTCAATTCTGGTGCATTATATGCAATGTCCGCAATGGTGTTCAGTAATTCGTGTGGATCATCATCTTCAGTAGGACATTCTTTGCCTTCCCAAGAATCAGACCAATCTGACATAACCTTATGCAATTTGTCTGCCGCATCTTCATCAAACGGAACAGCATAATCAGAAACCATTTCGGACGGTGAATTTCCTAGAACAATGTAAACACGAATACTAGATTTTTCCTTAGTGCCAAAAACTACTACTGATTCCTCAACTGCACAAATCAGATCAACCGCTCGTTCAAGACTATCAGGCTCTTCTACTCCAGTTTCATCATCATAAACCCTAAGCAATTTATACTGATTATCCTTCATTGTTTGAAGGAAAGAACTGATAACAGGTTTCCAATTAAGTTTCTTCATGGCTTATTATACTTCAATTTCACATTTATGCAAGCGAAAATCATTATATCTTACGTTTTTATCTTTTAATCTGCGATTTTTAACTTTGGTAATGGCCTCATGTTCAGTCCTTGCTTTTACTTTGTAACAAACTGAATTACCTGCACAATCATTTAAAATTGGAGTGATTGTCAGTCGTCCTTTAGTATAAGAACCGCCTTGTTGTTCATGATCCCAAAAAGAAACTTTATAAAGATTCCACATATTTTCTTATAGGTAGTTCTTCACATGTTGTTGCCCATTCCCGTTCATGTTTAGATTTTTTCATGAATTCCTCGAATGATACAAAATTCTTAATATTCAATTTATGATATTCATAAAATGCTTCGTCTCTCGTATTAGCAAAAACAATTTTCTCTGGCCATTCATCTGCAATACCTTCCATTCCAGTAGCCAAATACCAATATTTCAATTTATACTTTTTCATTGCCCACTCTTTTCCATTCTTGTGTAATAATGTTTAATTCAAATTCAACTTTTCCATAATCATATGCAGACGGTCTTTTATTTTCATCGTGCTTATCCCAAAAATACCCAGATGTTGCATGAGAACTCAATCAAATATTGTTTGAAATTGATTCAAGTGCAATATCAAGGGCTTCACCATATGCAGGCGATCCTACTTTGATACCCGCCGTATATTGTGCAAGTATTAGTGCTTCAATCACATGAATTGCGATTTCCATATCAGGATCATCGGGTTCAATCAGATTTGACAAGTCAGATTCGATAGAAGTTGTAACCCCATCATCGGCTGTAGTCAACACAATATTACCTGAACTACAAAGAATTTTAGTTGTTTTCATATATTTTCAAATTAGGGCTTCCGCTGCTCCTTGGTCTGATTTGCCGTATAGAGTGCAAAACGCGGTGTTGGATACTAGATCAAGCCCAGAGTATTATACTTCCCAAGTTTCGCCTTCATCAAGGTTAATAAATTCTGACCTTGGTAGTGTATGATATTCCCCATCTTGATACCATTCAACAAATTCGTGCTCACAACATTCAAGATTATCAACATCAACCGTATCAATATTCTCAACCGTTTTTTCAACAGGATCGACTTGGCAGAAAGACCTAATCTCTGTTCCACCGTCCCACACACTTACATATTCGGCATTGATTTTCATGATTTAATATAATTCGGGTTTACCTATTGTCAAATTCTTTTTCCACATTCAACACAAACACCTTGACCATTTCTGGTAAAATTCAATGAACCACCACAAATACAGAAGCCAAAGAACTTCAAAATTTTACGCCAGTAATATCGTGCTTTATTCATGTCAAAAGTTCTATAAGATCAAGTGGCAAGTCCAATTCTTGTAGAATTTCTACTCGACCTTCACCATCAGCAATTCGATTAAGAATCACATTGTATGTGTGTTCTGCCTGATCTTGATCTGCACCAAGATGTTTTAGGTAATCAATAAATGTATTTTTACTGTTCATAATCATATCTGTTCACAAATCAATATACTTAAAATCTATATTTTCAGTCAATCCACTTAAATTAATTCTATTGACATCCACACTTTCATTGGTATAAAAATATTGTGATTCCCAGTAAGTTTCTGGCCCACAACATTCACAAAACACTGGTTGTTGATCATAAAGTGCTGACAATGGTTTTAAAATAATAATATGATTCATCTGTTAATCAAGTAGGTCAAAAATATAATCGGGTTCTAGTCCTTCGTCAAACAAAAGCTCTTCAGGATTTTCACCTTCATACATACGGGATTTCATTTCCATAATTGTTTTCTCAGCTTCTTCAGCAGTTAGATCATCTCGTTCCATCAATACGGTTTTAAGTGAGTTCATATATTATTATATTCTATTTGACTGGGTTGTCAATTTTTTTGTCTTTTTTATTTTTCGTGCAACTTTCAATACCAGATTAACCGCATAAGGGTCTTTAGTATTAAGCAATTCATTTAAAGTAGCACTGTCACCAATACCAAACCGTTGTTGAAAACCTCTAATACCTGGATCACAGTATCCCATTGACTTGGCATCGGTAATAGTGGCGGTCACATTCTTACAAAGTTTTGCTACCAATCGAGCACGACGAGATTCTTTAATGTGCTTCTTTCTCTCGATTTCTTCTTTTTCAAACGCCCTGATTTTTCTGTCAAGTCCTTTTTGTGCATCTTCAACCGATTTTGTCGAATGATAGCACAATGTATCATTCCATACAATCCAACCATTGACGGCCACAATTTGTTTGGCCTTGCATTCTACCCATACACATGATCCATCTGGATTGAGAGAAATCAAATGTAGTCCTTCCAAGACTGATAGCCTTCGGACGTTTCGTTGTTCGACCAAATACGAAATTGTATTAACATCAAGATTAACCACATGTGATGCATTGGTTTTATGGTATTTACACGATCTGCTATATTGTTCGCCTTCATCAGTCAACGTATATGCAGTTGCTGCTGCATTTTTAATGTTACAACGATATGAAACATCACCAGAATAATTACTACCCATACGTGCAGCCGTTTTTCCAATATCAAGTGCTTCATTAACAGTCATGTCCGCCAAAGATTTCCTCTTGGCCGGAATTTTTTTCCAACTCAATTTCATTTGATCCACTGTTTTCTTAGAAACCAAATAATTGTTGACCAAGGTATTCAATGTAGTGCAAGTTTTGTCAGTAGAATTCAATACAGAATCCAATTCAGCCTTCACTTTATTTTTATGCACGTCCAATATGCGATGTTGTTCATGCAAGGCTAGCATTAGTTCAATGTCATTTACCTTTGTTTTTGTTTTCATGCTTTATTATATTCTATTTGGCTGGGTTGTCAACTATTTTGTATGAAATGTCCAAACTTTTTGCCCCTGAAATTTACCAACGGACGCAACACCAGAAGAATAACCCAGATTATCAAGATACGGTGTTTTATATACCTTTGATTGTGGGACATTTCCAGATACTTTAATACCCTTTTCAGCCTGACTAATAGGAATGATGTTATTTGCCAGAAGTTGTTCTTTCAATATCGTTTGTGCTTCTACGGATTCACCGTAGATTCTATCATATACCTGTTGTCCATTCCTAAGTCTATGGACCAATGCACGGGCTTTCATTTTATTACGAGTAAATCCGCATACAGTTAGAGTTTGATCTGAAACAAGCATTGCAACTCTAGTTCCCGCCAGATATGCCCATGCATTGACTTTTTTGTGATTGCAACCATCAGGATGGCGCATACAAGATGTCCAATTGGTTGCAAAGTTACTGATTCCCAGAAGATAAACTAAATCACCAGAAATATGACAATTGTTATGTAGATCAATATCTTCTTTATCTGGAATATCTTGGATTAAAACTTTCTTGATTTTCCAAAGATTGGTCAATGCATTGACTTCTACTTGACTATATTTCGCTGGAATTTTAGGTTTAGGTTCCTTCAATTTAGACCATTCCGTCAATCCTTTAGCAGAATTCGTATTCTTTTGGTGTAGTGCGGCTCTAATCTTTTTTCTACATTTTCGGCTCACAGAGATCGCATGGTTATTGACAGAGACGCCAGTAATAATACGGTTTCCGTATCGAGCATCCTGTAGGTGTGTTTTTTTATCGTTTATAATAAAACCACAACGACGAACAATCTGAACAACTTCTTTTTTTAGGAATTGAGATAGTTCATATGAATCAAAAGAAAACGTGAGATCATCTGCATATCTCGTATATACGATACCCAAATCTCTTATTTTTTTAATAATTGCTTTATCCATATCAATCGCCGCAAGATTAGCAATTGCTGGGCTTGTGGGTAAACCCTGATACGCCCTATCATTTGGCATCAAGGTCTGAATCTCATCTTTGGTTAATCGGCCTTGAAGATGGCTTGGTTTAACAGTATCAAAGAAATTAGACAAGTCAAACGAGAGGCTGTATGCATAACCGATATGTTGCTTGGCATTAGTTATTGGACTTTTACCCAAAATGAATCCGTGAACCACATCTGAACAAAGTTTCTTGGTTTTTTCGTTTAATTTAGAAACATGTTGCCGAAATAAGTTTTTTTCTTCTGTATTGGGAATCGCAATTTCTCTAAACTGTCCTTTAGACTTTTTTGGTATCTTAACGATGTTCATATATTAAAATAACACCTTTTATATTATTGTCAACCACTGGTTTACGTTTTGAACGTTTCTGATGTAAAATATGACGAAGTATGAGGAGAAGTTTACATCTTAAACGTTCAAATAAGTAAATTATCTGATTTGTGACTTCATCAACTTACCCGGCGAAACACCTGGAGTCTCCATCACGCTTTCTGGTTATATTCTTGTTAATTAATCCATTTACTAAGTTTGATCGCCACATATAAAACTATGGCACCTATTCCAAGCCCTATACAGAATGCTTGATTAAACGATACTTCAGCTAGAAGGTTCATCAAATAATGATCCCTCCGAGAAAGTGTCAATCAAACCATCATCCATTTTGACCGCAAATGCACGGGCACCAACATTACCCAAAATAAACCATGTTACATCAATAATAGTTCCACCGATTTCTTTGGGTTTACCCGTGATGTCGGATGCATAACAGGCAATAACCCTATCATTTACTTTAAATTCTTTCATAATGTATCAGTCCTTCCATTCAGTTCTTTTATATGAGTATGTAAATGCTTGTAATGACATAGAATCAGTGCTTCCATTTTGTCTGATAAATTTCACCCATCCGTCTTTGCAAGCAATCACCTGCACATTCCAAAAGCCATTTAGAGATAAATGCAAGAAAAAAAGACGATTCCGATGATGCCCCCAACAAGGATGATAAATCCCAATGTCAAGTCTTCTGTATTTTCTGCTGCACCTGATGTTGCGATTAGTAGTAGGTTTGTTGTCATGGATCAATATACTCCATTTTTATTCTATGTCAAATCGTTTTCTTTTTTATTTCAATCAATGTATCATCGAATACAACGAAATTCTTAGCTCTAATGGATTTATAGGTGATACCCTTAATTCCATTATCAAGTAATCCGAGTGATGCCTTTTTAGGAGAACCGCTATAACTAGTTAAGAAATGATAAAAACTAGACATTGGGCCATATTGTGCCTCTTTAAGTTGTTCATCACTAAATGCCACCACATCAGTGGTTCTTTGTCCAGTTGGATCGTTCACTTGCCCTGTTCCATCAGACCATTTATGATAAGTATGATTTCTCAAAAATTCAACTGCATTTTTCAATATAGACTGAACCTTTTGTGATTGTTGTTCATAAGGCTTATCCCAATCCAATAACTCTGATTGATCAATATGTAATTCCACTTCATAATTAACGGGATTTTTGCCTAATCTATCTAAGAAATAATCATTATACAAAACTATTCCTTGTTGAGTTTCAGCAAAATATAAACCCCACCCATACTCTTGAATTCCCTCACCCGAACCTATATGAGTAAGGTCAAATTTATCGTGATTGTGTGGACTAGAATGAAATGCTCTTTCGTTTATAGTAGTATAAAAATAATCTTTGAATAACATCCTCAATATTTATTATATACCTTCGGGATCATCCGCATACACACATTCCCAACAATCTCTTCTACCACAATTGCATTTATATAGCTCTGTCAGTCTTTCAAGAGGAAAGATAGGAGGATTAAGGAGATTTTCTAGAAACCGGATTTCATCCAAAACGTAATCTTCAATTGGGCCGATGGTTGATCCAACCAAAATATACAATTCTTCGAGTCTGTCTTGTTCGTTCATGATAGTAATTTAAGGTTGATACTACATACACCTTCACACAATTCTTGTAAAGCATTATATTGTGACAGTGAATATATTCCCACCTTTCCTGCTTTGAATACTCGCACATGATGGATTTTAACTTCTGTGTATTTTCCCATGTTGTTTTTTAAGAAACGTATAGCAGAAACTATATTACTTTTATGGTCTCCGCTGAACAGAGTCTCATATTTTAAGTTTTTCCTAAATTTACCCCATGATTTTTCAGAGAACGAGATATTCAGTGTATTAATATCTCCAAAGGTTTTAATGAATTCTTTGATGATAAAACCTCGAAGAAGAATGAGGCTATTAAATTCAATCACATCTTCATCTTTAACTATTGGATGATTCGCCTGACATTTCCAATAATGTAGAGAACGCAGTTTTTCACTTACATTCCAATCACCCACTACAAAACCATGAAAAATGTTTTCTACGGTCAACCATTTCTTAACACATTTCCGCATTGAAGTTTCCGATGCTCCAAAAACCGGAAAACTATCAAGTAAACGGTGCAAATCTCCGTGTGTTGGACCACTATTATTTAAAAAGAAATCAACAGCAGATTTCTTTTTGGTTTTATTTTTAGCAGAAGAAATAATATCTTTTGCCAATTTTTTAATGGAGTTGGTGTTCATGGATCAATATACTCCATTTTTATTCGCTGTCAAATTAAACCTTCTCTTTCTTTTTACCGTCGCGATCAACTTCATATAGCACTCGACCCTTTCTAAATGCAATCTTATGCGGATATTGTGGGTTCTTGTGGGTATAAAGGTCTGAAATTTTCACACTAATCGCAATATATCGGTCATCCGCTTTAGCATATCTAAATTCATCACAAAAGAATGTTCTGGAACATGCATGAAATTTTCCAGCACCACATTCTTTTTCGGGACTCCATACAGGAACTTCCATTTTTTTACCAATGCACCAAACGGTTTCATTTTTAGTTTCTTCTTGTGTTTTAAGATCGACTGAAACTCGTTTATATAGTAAGACATGATCGGAATTCAATTTCTTAACATCATTTAGTTCAATGAATTTACTAATCGTGTTGTCATAATTTGGATTAATGATGGTTGCTGTTTTTGCTCTTTTAAGGTTCTTTGTTTTTTGAACCATAAAACAAACTGCATAGAACATGATAGACAAATCAGTGAACACCGATTGATTGATAACCCTAGAATTTCCCCGTGCTTCAACACTAGAATTTCCCCATGCTTCAACACTAGAATTTCCCCATGCTACAACCCTAGAATTTCCCCATGCTACAACACTAGAATTTCCCCATGCTACAACACTAGAATTTCCCCATGCTTCAACACTAGAATTTCCCCATGCTTCAACACTAGAATTTCCCCATGCTTCAACACTAGAATTTTCCCATGCTACAACACTAGAATTTTCCCGTGCTACAACCCTAGAATTTTCCCGTGCTACAACCCTAGAATTTTCCCGTGCTACAACACTAGAATTTTCCCATGCTACAACCCTAGAATTTTCCCGTGCTACAACACTCACCCAGTCAGAAAACTGAATGTGAATAATTGTAAATTCAGTAAATGATTTTGGAAGATCATTGAACTCTTGCAGTGTTTTACAATATACGTTTTTCATTTTATTTTATTTGTTTGAGAGTTAATTATAACATTCTTTTACTTGTTTGTCAAAATATTTGTTCAGGAATTCCAAAAGGACATAATCAGGATATTCACCAAATGGTAGTGCATCGCATCTAAACTCATGAAGAAATTTGAGCTTTTCTTCAAACAAAGAGACTAACATATCCATTTTATAAAATTGTTTGGAATATATCCATTCGCCGGTCTTTTTATTGCGATAACCAGGGTGTCCAGAAGACATTTCTGGAATCCATTCGGTTTCATCAAACGATTTAATTTTATCAATATTATTCATGGTCTGCAAATTTCATGGGTGTCGCAACAAACAACCGAATTTCCTCGGATTGGCCTAGATCATTTGTTGCCAGAAGAGTTCCGTCTTTATATTCAACTTCTTGGTCAAGTGGAAGTGCAATCACATATTCTTCATCATCCGAATGACCAACAAACCATAGTAGTTCGTCATCTATATAACAAGAATTATATGTCGGAATCTCTGATTTGTCTAGTGCAAATGACAATCCTAGTTCAATTTGTTCCGCAATATCTGATAATTTGGTTTTCATAGTTAGTATCTAATTTTTTCTACAACCAAAAACGTGTCACCCACTTTTACTGGTTTATCATGAACAGTCATATATCGAATGCCATCATTTTTAAATCCATATTCATCAGGTGTCAAAAACTTTCGGGTGAATTGATCAAAAACCAAAAACTGATCTTTACCATCCATTAGATGAATAACTTGATTGTAATCCACGGTCAACATATATCCTTCTGGAATTTCTACCTGGATAGGTGTGCCCGTTGTCAAATGTTTGACTAAAATAATCATATTTTACTTCATTTTAAAACCAATATTTCCCATCAGCCGATGAATAAATTCGATAGCGGCGATCTTCAATTCGGTAAAGAATTTAACAGGTTTATCATATCGAGCTTTAAGTTCGACCACATGATAACCGTTGTAGCAACGATAGAAAGTCTCTTCACTGAACTTCCCATCCGTTTGTTTATATCGAAATTCCATAGTCTGAGATGCTTCATCAATTTTCTCAATTTTATAGACTATGCGAGATTTATCTGGATATGCAGAAGCCAAAAGAGCCGTGCATCCTTCGTGTGTTTTGTTTAGTGGTGTCATCATGTGTTTATTATACACTGTTTTTGTTGCTTGTCAATTGTTTATTCGCCGGTCGTCCATAAAACTTCTTTAAAATTATTAGGTTGAATAAAAATTCGATCACAGTTTTGACATGGTGCGGCAAGCATTGGATTTCCATCATTACCAATCCGAACATTGAACAATGTTAGTCCGCTAAAATCTGAATGTCCAAACTTATTAACAAACTTTTTAATCACGGCTGATTCTGAATGACGGCTAGCAATGTAAAGCCCATTACTATATTTGGTTGACAGATATTGGCCAAATACATGGGAAAGATGGCGATGCCGATAGTCATTTGTAGCCCATACAAGCAACTTCCTGCGATGTGTGATGAAAGACATATGGAATGTTCTTCCAGTCTGATGCGAGTCTTTCATTGACCGTGCAATCCGAATGAGACGTTCTTTAGTAGCGGAGTTCATACGGAACTATACCACGAAATTATTTTTTGTCAATTCAACAATCTTTTTGCCTGCCCATAATTTTCAATTCTTCGATATACAAGTTTTGAAACATAATCAAATACTTTTGAATAATCATCAGTAGATGCACACAAATATGTTTTGCCCGCTACAGCCATTGCAAACCCAACATTAGTGACCTGTTTTTTAAAAATCTTTCGGGCATAATGTGCTAGCACACATCCACAATTATATGGATCGTCCGCAACATTCATCACAATCGGCCTGTCATCTCGTTGAGACAGCACAAATTGTTTTAGATCATTATAAGTGAATATCTTATCTTTTTTCATTAGATACTAAAAGTAAATGGTTTAGGACACGCTTTATAATTATGCATCAAATGATCATCAAATTGATCAACAAATTTTCGTGCATTTTCTGGCAAAGAAAATGATTGTAGATTTCCCGATGAAGAAAGATATTTTACCTTATCTGGTGACACACTGACCCACCGATGAATATGTTCTTTAACTGCCAGTGCAATAGGACAATGACCAGAAATCAGCCTACCATCTTGTTTTTGATAAATTTCTCGGGCTTTGTCAATATGTTTTTGTGTTACTTTAATTTTCATAATCTTGTCTTGTTTGTTTGTAATTAAATTTGTTGAACATCAATACTTTTGAAAAATTCTGGACTATTTCCATTTCAGTCATCCAAGGATGTCTAATGCTGCATGTTAGTGCAGCGATCATATACCAGATAGCCAGTAAAGATACAATATATTGTAATAGTTTCATGTTTTGATACTAGCCCCTTTTAGCCAATCAATATTGTTCTCATCGTAAGGCTCAATAATAAATGAACCGTGTGTATCTTCGTGTGAAATAGAATATCCATATTGTTTAGAAAGTTTTGAAATCTCCGCAATATATTTTTGTGGAGTTGGAATATGTTCTTCAACGAATTCATTGTATGCAAAGCAACATTCCACTCCGTCTTCGCACAATGCCAATACTGTTCTTTTTGGAAAATTTGGTGGACTAAATTCCAAAACCTCTGCAATTCCAGACCAAGGAGTCACGCCGTCAGCTTCAAACGAATTGATTTTATATCGTTTACCAATTTTGATATCTTGTTTTTTCATAATTATGTGTGGGCGTTAAAGCCGTTTTTGCCAATATATCCCGCAATTTGTGGTTTTCCATGTCTATTAATTCTAGTAGGTCCACAATTATTTTGATTACCACCAATGGTTGCAGATTTCTGTTTCCAAACATCAGAATTTGGTGGAGCGATCTCAATTTTATGCCAGCCTTTACACATTGGCTCACGCGCTCGCATATAGTTCTCACACTTTTTCTTTTCATCCACCATGATAACTTTCATTTTGGATTTAGATTTTCCGTAAAGTAGTTGATATAGTTGCATAGTAGTTACCAATTTTCATTTGTATGAATGATATGGGTATAAATAGGGATTGTTCCTAATAGGACGTAATCGCCCCATCCAGAAGTCACATCTTGGGGTGTATCTGAAATTTCAGTATATCTGACTTTAACACCAGCAATGTCCACATAATTCACCTTCCAGTATTCACGGTTTTTAGTAAAGTCATTATATGTTCCACCTGCCTTATTAGTGTTTGAATAATATTCAGCTTGCTTGGCTAAATAATAGACATAGATAAGTTTATCGTTCATGATGAAATATACTGCACTATACTTGTTTGTCAATCATTTTTTGCCAATAACCATTTTTACCTCGACCTATTTTTTCAGCCTTTTTCTGATCTTCCAAAAATTTTAGGTCTAGACGTGCAACTTGTTCAGAACAGATATTCATATTCGTCACATCTTCTAAAGAAACTTTATCACTATCCAATAATTTCAACAAAATTGCATCAATTCGTCTATTTTTTTCAGCCGAACGTCCATCAGATTTTTCATCTTTTTCTTCCTCAACTGGTTGTAATGGATTGGTGAAATCATAGCCTGTGGAAGTTAGTTGAAATGCCATTTTTTCTAACTGACCTGTTCTATTTTTGTCAGTATAAATTTTACGAACATTATCTAATTCGTATGGATTGTTCTTGCCCTCTAATTTATCAATTTGCATAACCATATGTAAGCAGTGCCCTAGTTGACTTCCAACACCTGTCTTAGCACCCGAGCCATCAGCCAGGGCATGAACACACATAATGACAGAACATGGATGTCCATTCTTATAATCGGCAATACGGTTCATGAGTTGAACAATTGCATATTCTGATTTCTTTTTATCCACACGTTTAGTTGTCAACCCATTAAAACTATCAATGACGATCACGTCCAGTTTATGTTGATCAATCATGCTCATTATCGCATCAACATCGTTTTCATTGTATAACGGAATATTCGTTTTACCTAAACGATGGCATAGTATAGATACTTCTGGAATAGATTCTTCGTTTGAAATATATGCGGCTTTTACTCCATTATCAACATATGCAGACAATAGCTGAATTAACATCGTTGTTTTACCACCGCCTCTAACTGCGGATAACATAACGTTTGTGCATGGGCGCAATCCAGGATTTTCCCTCCCTCCAAAAATCACATCAAGCGATTCTATACCTGATCTGTGCCTCGTATAAAAGAACGGAGGAATAAACACCTGTTCTGCCGTCATTCCATTATATTCCGCAAAAATTTTACCTAGATTTGATTGTTGTAGTGCAGACACTTTTTATATTTGTTGTGTAGATTGTTTGGTATAATATCACGGATTTAAATGCTGTCAACTGATTCATTCACAGACTTACAAAGATCGTAAATTTCTTTACCATTATACGACCATTTAATCAATTTATGACCTGTTGATTCTGGGTAATTTAGTGTAAAATTAGCTTTTTGATTGGTATCCATCAAATAATAACACATGCCATAACTAATTCCCAACCAATTTGAAAGAATTTTATATCTCATATTATTTTAATGATTAGCATTGGCTTCTGATTCAAACTCAAATGGTCCACAAAAATAATGTTCTGGTATATGTGACGAAAAAACGGTCTTTGTATTCCAAACACGATCATCAAAATTAAAATATCGAATTACCCAATATTTCATAATTAATATCCAAAATGAACGATTTCAATATTTTCTCTTTCACCAGACAATTCAATCATATGTTCAATCAAAGAAATTGTCCATTTGAGTCGCATATGATCACCGTATTCTGCGTCCTTTGCTATCAGTTGATTGAGAACAATTCTAGCAGGGATTGCGACCAGTTGATCACCATATTTATCTTTTTTGATTTGGGTATTCCCATCAAAACCGTAAATAAAAACTTTTTGTAGATTAGGTGGAATATCTAGTCCATCCATTTTAGACACATTGATTTCTGCATACACCTGGAACCATTTATAGCGCGAATCCGGTTTTTCGGTTCTGGTGTTGATCGCATCAAAAGTGGTTGTTATTCCAATAATAAGTCGTGATTCGTATCCCATATGTTTTATTATAAGTTAGTTGTATAATTTGTCAAATCATTTTCCTCTTTTTCATTCGCAAATACATTTGTTTAATCTCTATAGGAGTGATATTTGATCGCAATCCATTAATTCGGACAGTTGTAGCCACCACATTATCGTCAGTGTATCCTTTATTAGGATCAAGCCGATCAATACTACGACGACCTTGATCAGTATAGTCAAAAATATTTTTAGTAAAATAGCAAGTTTTTTGATTCAGCAAATACTTCAGTTTTCTAAAAGATAGAGCAAAAGGAATATTTCGAGAACCAGCACTTGCTGCCAAGCCCGTCATTTTCTTACAGATTTCTAAATCAGTCATGTATTATAATATCACATTTACACACTCTGTCAACCAAAAAACGGGGAGATTTTAGCCTCCCCGTTTTCCAATTTAATTATGCATCATGGTCTTCACCATAACCATCATCATACCAATCAGCACTGTTGTAATACCATCTTTTTTCATCATCAACATATTGATCAAATCCCTGAATCTGAACAATATCACCGTTCCAAGAATATTCCAATTCTTGTAAAATATCCAGAATTTCTTGTTTAGTAGGCCAATTTGGTGAAAAGATAGACTGAATTTGGCGAATTGTTAGCGTATCATAACCTTGTTCGTTTTTACTACGAATATAATTCTCTACACGTTCGACCGCTTTTGAACGTTCTTTAGTCACGGCTTTTCGTTCAACATGATCTTTTGAAAGAATAGGTTGGTGTTCCTCGTCCAAAACAGGAACCATAATTTCTTCTACATAATCACCGATCACTTCGTATGCACTAACCCGACATTTTTGCGCTTGACAATCAGTAGGAACAGATACCACATCAGCGGGATTAGCCTTTACGATTACCACTCGTCCGTTATGTGATGATGCCCAATCTTTTGCATATTCTAGTGATCCAATATGTGTTGAAGATGCGTCGCAACTTACCCCACGATCTTCACTCATACGATTGCGCTTAATCCGAATCTTTTCTCCGATCCCATTATAAATTTGGCCCTTTGAATTGGCTCGACCTTGTTCTACAATCGTTTCAGTATTTCCCTTAATCGACCAATAATCCATAGTAACACCCTTGTATGCAATAAATTCACCAGTTTCGCAAATGGGCAGTTCACGATACGACAAGAAATCATAAAGCTGCTCAACCGAATTTCTACTCGGATTTTGATTCAGATTTTCCCAAAACTTTTCAAACAATGAAAGTGGAAGTCCTTCATTATAGATGCTACGAATTTTCTTTGCCAAAACATCAGGAAGTTTTTCACCCTTGTAGGTTACTTCATTATCGGTGATAACAAATCCAGCTTTTACCGCATCATCCTTAACTTTTCGGTTTTCTAAGATATGCAACAATTCTTCATCAGATGCATCTAGTTTCTTAATAATAGTTGCATAACGATTATCCGATTTTTCTACCCGATACCTAATATTGTTGATAATTAGGATGATCGCATGTGGATTAATAATGTGTGCTGCCATATGTTTGTTTATTTGTTTTTATTCTGATTTTAGTGATTCGATTTCTACCGCAATATCAAGTATCACATCTTTGTCAAGAATACATGATTCTTCATATTGTTCTTCCATGTTATTACAAACCAGGACAGCTTCCATCATCGCTCGGTTCCAAGTATTTTTGATAACGGTTTTAAATACATCATGGAATCGGTTATCAGGTGGGAGATTTTTGTAGCACTGAATCCAGTATTCTTCAAATGTAAGTGGTTTAGTCATATTTTATTATACACCAACTGGTTTGGTTGTCAACCGGATGTTCAAAATATTGCGCAATTCATGCCGATCAATTTTCGGACCATAATAATTACTACTCAAACCTTTGAGAATTTTACCCCTAAGTGAATTTTCGGACTCCATATTTTTCAACATAGTTTTGATCTTTCGTGCTCGGTCCAGTCTCTTGGGTATAAGATTTTTCCGTTTTGTCACAACCGGACAGTCAATATATCTAGGATAACAATTTTCTAACAAATCTCGTTCTTCCGTTTTTCTATCCTCAATTTTCTTTAATACTTCAAAAATCTCGGTATATTCTACATCGTGTAAAATAAACCAACCAATGGCTTTCATTTGGTCCCGCATTTTTTGGCTTGATGTCCACCAATAGGGACACTTTGAACCATATGCATTACGATCATTAATCGTAAACATATTAAGCGTCTTAAAATCTGGATACTGCTGTTCTTGCATTTGAAGAGCCGCTTCTTCCAAATCTTCTGCTTCTTCCAACTTTAATTTAGAACGTGCAGCATTGTGCAAGTCCAATGCAGTATAAGAATCTTTTTGTGTGTTCCAGCGTTCATGCTTTTCATAAACAACGAAACTCATTTTATTACCTGCTGATTCGGCCTTTCGTAGCGGAAAGAACTTGGATTTCACTTTCTTAAATACAAAATGATCCTTGATCATCTGTGGAAGCACATCTTCTTGAATACGCGGATTATCAGCAATAGACCAATATTGTTTATTCTGTTCTTTGGAATAATCCATTAGACGATCTCGCCACATATCCTTTGCCTTATTATTAGGAATAATACCGATCACAACCTTACCTTCATGGAGTTCAAAATCTGGCGTATTTTCTCCAAACATCGTTTTTTGAAGATCACCCAAAATTTGTGCAGTATTGGGAAAGATTTTAGACTTTTTACAAGTAAAAATCTGACCTTTAAAATAATCTTCTTCACGATCTTTTAGTAGATCATCAACCGAATAATTACGGAAACCCGCCATATCTTCATCTTCTAGTTCTACAATATATTTTTTAATATCTTCTAAAATTCTTTGGTTTGCCCGAGTGTCTTCAAATGCTTCACGAGACATTGGAAGACTTAGCCTACCAATTGGTATATTTATAACCAAAACCTTTCCGTCTCTAAGACTTTCCGAATATTCAGATCGGTAGATCACATCACCTTGCTGATAATGAACATTCTTCCTATTATCAGATGAATAATCATAAATTCGAAATTTATAATCTTTCTTAATACTTTCTAGTGAAAATTGTTTCGGAAACAGATCATCTTCACCCTCGATTTTAGCAACAATACTGGACGGGCAAAATCTAACAAAATCATATATTTTTTGAGCAAATCTATGATAATCACCTTTGGTAATGGGAACAATAACTTCAAGCCCGGATTCTTCAGTCGGTTGAGAATCTAGATTGATGATCGTTCCTACTGGTAATCCATGTTCATCGCTATCCAATGTAATAACATAAGCCGTTTTTATTCCATTAAAATATGAATTGGTATAAAAAGTATCGGTATATGCATTTGGTGATAGTGCTCCAATACCAAATCCCCCGTTTGCTTCATTAGAAGTGTCCTTTGTAGATTCGATATAACAATACAACATATTTTTAATGTCGTGATCAGACAAGCCCTTGGCAAAGTCACGAACATAAAATTCGCAAGTCCCATCAACATTATAACGCATTCCAATTTCAACTGGGCGTTCAATATTAAACTTACGATGTTCATCAATCGCATTGCAACATATTTCCCTCACGGGTGCCAGAATTTTATCAGTATAAACTTTATCTCGAAGAGCACTCTGAAGTTGTGAAATCTTCTTAACGGAAATGTTTACCTTAGTCGATTCCATCCCCTCAGATATAATTGTAGGAACGGTTTTTGTGTTTAGGATCATGGGATATAATACTCCAGCTTTATTTGCTGTCAAATAATTTATTCGTTTGTAACATTAAGAAAACATTCGGCGCAGCAACCAAATACTACATCAGTCTCATATTTTCCACAATCCGGGCACATTTCAACAGCAGTAATATTTGCCCACCAGTTTTTAATAGCATTAATTATATTCATACCACAACATAATACGACTTAAAGGTTTGTCAAGAATTATTGTTCAATTTCTTCGTTTCCATTGCCTTTACCCAATATTCAAAATGTTGGCCGTTCACCAATGTCCAGGACATTACATAATTAAAAAACGATTGTGCATATTGATCAAAGCCCATTTCTTTTAGAGATTTTAACTATGTGTCAACCGAATAACTCACTACCGTATCACCAGTAGCATCAAATGCAATAAACGATGAATAATGATCATCTGAATTAGATTGTTCTGTCCATTGTTTACATATATCGGACGAATTTTTATATTCTTTATCAGACACAAAAATTCCTCGAAAATTATCAAAATTTAACCAGAATATTGCATAATAATAATTATTCTTCTTCATCTTGAATATCGGTGTTACCCAATTCGGCTATCACGAATTCTGAAAATTGAGAAAGCATTTCCCACACGGCTTCATCATTCGCATGTTTCTTAGGCAAGACTTCTGCTAGTTCATCAAAAATTTCATCTTCTGATACTTCGTCTTGAACTAGTTGAATTGCTCGTTTTGCAAGCCTTTCCAAGGTCTTGGGACTGATTTCAATTCCATCATCTTCTACCATTCCTTCCAACTGTGCAACATATGTTTCTAAGTCCATTTCGGTTTTATTTACAATAACTTAAAAATATTTGTCTGAAATTAGATAAAATAGTGTGATGATAATTACACCGATGGGCGCACCGGCCAGAACTAGACAACCTAGTGCAGGGACAGCATTTCCGTCAATATTATAATCGTTCTTAATTTTTGCTAGTTTTGGTTCGAAAATGTGTTCCATAATAGTTATTAATGTATCAGTTAATGCCAATAGAATCAAGTAATTTATTGCGCTCATTTTAAAAAATGTGGGATTTCCGTAAGTCACCCACTCACATATAACATGCTTTTTAAACGTCTGGTTATGTGTTAAGGCCGAGTCCAAATAGGAGGCATATTTCCTGGATCACGTTTTTGAACCAATCCAGCCTTGATTGCTTCTCGTGCTGTATTTTCTGTTTCCACATTATAAATGGTGAGACATAGAAAAACCAAAAAAGCAACACCAAGAATAACGGTTACGATTGCGCGGTTATCAGACATATATTAGGCAGTTACAGGTTCTTCTTCGGTCACGACAAAAACTTCTTCTGCTGTGTCCACAACTTCGGTCACAACAACTGGAGTTGGTTCTACAACAACCTTTGGTGTGCGAGGCTTGCGAATCTTCTTGAAAACCCGCAACTTGTTAAGAATATTCGGATGAATATTTGGGAATTGTGTTTCGACTTCCTCACGAGTGAGGTTTAGACTTGCCAAATGCTGCTTGTCTGGCGTGCTCACATATGATGCCAGTAGTTCGTCAACACTGGTGCCATATCGGGCGGCAGACTTGACGAGTTGCACTGGATTGACCTTTACCGGAGTTCCGGTAACTACACTGTTTACTGTTTTTACTGTTGTATTCATTTTTGTTTGTTTTGTTATATTCCTTTCTGGAACGCCCACATTCTAACACATTATTCTGCCCGGTCAAGTATTATTTGCAAAAAACTGTTTTTGTTGACTTTTGTATTTCCCTGGCTTATAGTCCAACATGAATCGTCCAACGTTAATTCCTCGTTCGTATAAAATAGATCAAAATATCAATGAATACATATACTATGTTGAATTTGACCATAACACCCAAAAACGGGCAGTCGCATTAATGAATGGTGCAACAAAAGGGTATCTTGCGGGTAGAGGTAAAATAGATGCTTATTATCCTGATGTGGTGTTTAATACACCAGAAGATGCATTAGCGGCATGGGAAAAATGGTATATGATTTAAAAAACCATGATACTTAAAATACATCACCAAATTTCCGAAACATCGAAAGAAATCTATGAATTCCTTCTCAATGATTTTGGACGAGTCCCATATTTTTCATATTTCTCCCACACTAGATCACACAGAGATCATCGTCCTTGGGGTGACGAATGGACAGAATTTTATAAAAAAGAAAAAGAACACGAATTGTCTGTTCTACGTGCCAAATTTTTAGCTAAAAATGGTTATGAATATACAGATGATGGGTGGCATCATACTTATGATGATATTGATCATGAATTTACAATGGTTGAAGAGAAATATAATCCGGTGTATAACAAAACAATTGATGGCACCCCATTTCTAATCAGACAATCAGGTCCGGCCATGCCTAAGCCACTTTTATCAACTGATGAGTTATTGTGTAAGTTAAAAATTGAATTGACAAACTTGATGGAGACCGCTACGATTAGACTATGAATAAACCGGATTTTGAAAAATTATATCGTGCCTATGTGGATCGTAAAGAAGTTACATGGGCAATCAAGGCACTGTCTGAGCTTTTGACCGAAAGAGCGGACACTGAACCATATTCTATTATGCGCCATGTGAATCAGGCAGAGCAATATTTGAGAGAATTTAGAGAAAATATGTGTCCAGTTCAACAGTTTTCATCAGAACTTACAGAAACATCTCAGTTAGTTCACACCTATTTCCGCAAATACTGTGATTCACATACGACCACATTAATCTGGAAATTTGTTAATGAATCTAAGGGAATGCGATTTTGGTATCATTTCATAACAATTGTTGCGCTTGATCTAAAAGAAATGAAATTTACACACCCATCTGATATTGATCCGATTGATTTAGGTGATGATTCTGATAATATTCTGTATCATTTGATCCAAATCTGGATGGAAGACCGTTCAAATTATAAGTCAATGTGTATGACAATTAAAAAACAAATTACACCGGATGATGCTACCAACTAAACATGCTGCACATAAATGGGTTTCCCTTCATCCAGGTATGGATTTAACGCGGGCATCTGTTTTGTTCACAAATACAATCAAAAAAGCTAAAAAAGTAAATATTACTCCACTTTTCAAGTTGAAAAATATGTTACTGAGGTATGATTGTGCGCCTACGGATTTTATACATCGAGGTAATTATGTTTTCTGTGTGAGGGACAATCTTGTGATAACTTTATATAAAGAAGTTCCAGCACTAAAATCATACTTCACCTATCGTTACGGTAATGATGCATTGCAGTTTCAACACTTGTTTTTAACAAAAGCTAACATTTAAATTAAAAATTGACAGATGGAGACATTATTGTATAATTTGGTATGAACATATTTCAACTATCTGAAACTGGCTGTCCGGTAGAAGCCACACAAATGCACTGTGATCGTCACATGAAAATTATTTTGGAATGCGCCCAAATGCTATGTGATGCTTTTGTGGTCAAAGATATCACTGCACCATATAAAAAATGCAACCCCAATCATCCAGCAACTAAATGGGCTAGGCAAACTCGACAAAATTTTGATTGGATGATATACTATGGCCGAGCATTATCAGCGGAAAATACTAAGCGATATGGTAAAATCCATAAATCTACCGAAGTAATAGAATGGTGTAATGCTAATGTCAATCTACTCAATCTTCCTGATGACAAACAGACTCAATTTGTGACCGCAATTAAAGACGATAAAGAATGCCGCAAACGTATCCGTAATTTCAATGATCTGCCCGTCTGGCAACAATATCGGCTATATTATGTGTTTGATAAACCATTTGCAAAATGGGATAGACTACAAAATACTCCACAATGGTTCCTTGACATGAAGCAAAAATATGGTATTGTCCTACAATGAAAACAGAAAAATATTTTATTCAAAAATTGGAAACTATACTTAAAAGGGGATGGTTTGATTGGTATGGAACCGTTGGAGATAAAATTGTTTCCTCCGATTTTCAAGGATTTGATTCTGAAGAAATTGCTATGTCTATTTGTCTAGGCATTCCTAAATTTAATGGAGATGAATACCGAGTAATCAAGAGAACTACTATTAGCATTGATGAACAATGTGCTCATTTTGTGTATTAATTTTTATGAAACACACTGAAGAACCACACCAATTAACTCTCACTCGTTACCGTGATAAAGACGGTAAACCTACTTGTGCAACTGATTTTCCGTGTGGAAAAGTTTGCATGTTTTATCGAACATCTCACTTTGGTCAAAACGAAACGTGTGTATTCGATACATCGGACAGACAGAGCGGAATGACCCGACGCAATGACGGTATTGGAAGCCTAATTCCATTAACAACGTGTCCTGTATGGGCTGGAGAAGCTAAAGATGTGGAATAAATTTGAACAATGGTGGTCTAATTTCTGGTCATTACCTATGTGTAATATTTGTCACCAAAATAAAATTGACCCACTTTTTGGATGTTGTGAACAATGTTTCAAAGATGAATACGAAAATTCGTAGAATAGCAAATAAATGTAGGGCTGTTTGTGAACAATTTGCATTTTCACAGGATGCTGTTGAATACGATTATTTTCGATCAGATGATCTGCACTGTATGTGTGGAGTTGCATCTTTCTTTTTGAAAAATGTGGTCGAAAAAGAAAATATTTCAATAAATTGTAGGCTTGCCTCTGCAATTGATATGGGACATTGTTTTACTGAAATTGGTGGTCAAGTAATAGATTTGACAGCCACACAATTTGGTTCGGACAAAAAGGTGATGTTTAAAGAATTGGCAGAATACGAACAATGGTTGGGCTTAGGTAAGAGTCGGATTATTAAAAGACTAAATTGGGGAACTGGCCAAAGTCCGAGAAAAAATGTGCTTGACAAACTACTAAAACTATATTATAATCCTGAATGAAAAACAAATTACTGTCTAGCATTTTAGTAATAACAATGACAAGTTGTGTGCCTGAAAATGCACAACCGACAGATGCAATGGATGATCCGACACAACATTTGCAAGTTGGTCAAAGAGCATCTGATACAATTGATTATAAAATTGTTGTCATTGACGGAAATGAATATTTTGCATGTAGGACGCACCTCGACTATTGGGTTCTTTGTCCTAAACTTCCACCAAAGAAAACTAAATGAATGACACACTGGGTGATAGAATGAAATTTTATGAAGGGATCGAATCATCTAGGGTATTCCTTCCCAGACTTCCAGTTATTGCACGCATTGATGGACGATCATTTTCATCCTTTACAAAAGGAATGGATCGCCCATTTGACTCAAAAATGAGTCATTGTATGGTTGAGACAACTCGATTTTTGGTGGAAGAAACCAATGCAAATATTGGCTATACCCAATCTGACGAAATTTCTTTGGGATGGTATGTGACTGATCCAAAAAGTCAAATTTTCTTTGGTGGACGAATCATGAAAATGACTAGTCAACTAGCGGCATTAGCGACTCTTAAATTTAATCAACTTATTGCCGAAGTTTATCCACAATATTCTAAAAAGAACCCTACATTTGATGCCCGAGTTTGGCAGGTTCCGACACTTGAAGAAGCCACCAATTGTTTTCTATGGAGAGAATGGGATGCAACCAAAAATTCGATTTCTATGGCTGCACATCATTTTTATTCTGCAAAAGAATTGCATGGTAAAAATGGTTCACAAAAGCAAGACATGTTGATGAATAAGGGTATTAATTGGAATGATTATCCCTCGTTCTTCAAACGCGGAACTTATATTCGCAGAAAAGTGGTTGACAAGGCATTCAATATTAGCGAAATTGAGTCCTTACCCACAAAACATGCGGCACGTAAAAATCCAAATTTGATTATCCGTCGTTCCGTTACAGAAATTCTTGATATTCCACCCCTAACTAAAGTTGAAAATAAAATTGAAACATTATTTTTATGACTAAACAAGAATTTATAGAAAAACGAATCACCGAAATTCGAGAACGTTGGTTTAAAGACCATGTTGCGACCTATGAAGTCTTTGGTGAAGGTAAATCTAAGATTGAAAGACTCAAATGGGCAGCACCAGGAGATTCTAATTTCTATATACACTATGTAACTTCTGGTGGATGCCTCATGGTTTATGGCGATCTAGGCGAACAGATTTATAATTTTTATCGACCAATTTCAGTTTTAGGATTTACGGACAATAATTGGGAATATTATTGTGGAAAAGCACATAATATTGATGGTTATACCAAATTATATGAATGGATTGGCGAACATGCGGCTGAATGGATTGCTGATTATGGTGGTGATGATTTACCTGAAGATTGGACTGATTATCTAGATGAATGTCCTGAATATCGTTTAGTTGAACACATCTGTGATGAAACAGGCGATCCAGAATTTGCTCATGGTTGCTATGAAGCCGGTAAGGCAATCAATATCAGGGCACTCTCTCATTTTGTAGGCTTACAGATGGCGAACGAACAATTAAACAAATTACTTGACAAACAGATTTAAATGACGTAACGTAAAATATACCCGGCTAGTGGCTCAACAACCTTGGGTAAGGAATTGGATGTCGAAAGTCCGGTTAGAGATGCCAAAAAATGTAAAAGTGGGTGATTTCTGAAAATCATGCATAATAAGTTTTTGAAGAATAAAAATAAGTGTGAATAGGGGAATCTAACTCAGGTCAGACTGAAAGGATTTTACAACATGGAAGATAGTTCGTTCTCTTTGTTTTCGGAGGTGCAAATCCTCCGACGGGTGCCAACCTTTAAACAATATAAACCTTTGAAAAACGGAAATAGATATTATAATCAACCACTATATGCGATCCTGAAAAGGGATAAGGATGGTAATATATTGGCATATGGTGGTCATTATAAAGACCCCGAATGGTCTGATAAGAATGTTTTAGTTTTTGGTGACGATGAGTTGAGTCTCCGGGACTATTCGACACCCAAATGGGACAAAATTAAGCCTGGAAGACTTGCGGAAGGATCAAATCTAATTAAAGATATTCTTAGATATTGGACAAAAATTAAGATCGAAACTGGTGAACAAGTGTTTTGGGTTAGATTGCGGTCTAAAAAATGTCCTATTATGGTGGATTTTCCGAATATTGTGACATGTAAGAACCCAGTTCTTCGTGCATCACAAAGAATTTTGTCATATAAATTAAAATAATGGTAGATCACATGAACTTCCACAATTGTATTCATGCAATTAACGATAAAAATAAAGAATAATATGGAAAAAGGATATACAAAACAGGTATTGGATCACGGCTTTGTCCGTTTAATTGACTGGATGGGTAATGATAAGCGCATTCTTGAAGCTGCAAGGATTAGTTATAAATCACCATCAAAAGGTGATGATGCAGATAAAAAGCTATTAGCATATCTGTGGAAAAATAAACACACATCACCGTTTGAAATGTGTAAATTGACACTCAATATTAAAATGCCTATTTTTATCATGAGGCAATATGTGAGACATAGAATGCAAAATTTGAATGAAGTTTCTGCCAGATATACAGAACTTCCAAATGAATTTTATATTCCTACAATTTGGAGAAAACAAGATACGAAGAATAAACAAAATAGTATAGCAGATGAAAATTGGTGGCCATCAATGGAATTTAATGGATGCTTAAACAGTGGTCATGAAGATGTTTCCGAACTCTTCAAAGATTATTGTGCTAATTGTTATTCAGTATATTCGTCTATGTTGGAATCTGGTATTGCTAGAGAAATGGCCCGCATGGTGCTACCTATCAACATCTATACTGAAATATATGCATGTTGGGATTTAAAAAATCTACTGCATTTCATATCTCTTCGTGATGATTCCCATGCACAAGCGGAAATTCAAGAGTATGGCAAAGCCATTAAAGATATTCTAAATGAACTCTTTCCTTGGACAATGGAAGCATATAATAAATTCAAGTTTCAATTGATTGAAACATAATCTGATTAATCCACATCCATCCGTTTTTGAAAAATTAAAACTTCTTGAGAAGTATTCCAAGCAAAGAAAATGGCTCAAGAAATGGCTTACTCATTCAGAACAAGATCAAATTTTAAGACTTTATAAAAATTGGCGGTTGACAAATTGAAGATCATTGATATTGTAATGTATGCATAACGAAAAACATTTTAGATAAACTCGATGAAAAATCCTAAAACACCTGCAACCCAATATGTCTCTTGTGGATGGCGTAGAGCATGGATCATGTGGGATTTAGATAATGGTCATGCATGGTCATCGGGTGATCCCGGTATAGGTTATATGTGGGTATTCAAAACTAAGAAAGAAGCAATGGAACATCGTAGAATTCAACATCGGAATCCAAAAAATGTTAGATTAAGTTTACCATTCAAAATCGAAGGTGATAGAAGTGAGTTACTTAAAGCAAAGGATACTAAAATTAAAATTTGGAGATCGGCATAATTATATGGGAGGCCAGTTATTTTCTGCACCTAAAATGGACAATGAAACCTACTATAGAACATGTTCACATGTTTGTAATACATTGGCGAAAAAATTGAACAGATATTCTATTATTCCCGAATGTTTTATTAAAAAAACTAGTCACGGTGATATAGATTGTCTGTTAGATTTTCCTTTATTAACTGATGAAGAACTGTCATCACACTTTGGTGTATCTGATGATCAGATACACCATAATAGTTCAGTCATTTCAATATTTTATCAGAATTCTATTCAAATTGATTTTTGTCACTTTGAACCTGAAAATCTGGTATCTGCATATAATTACATGAGTAACAGTGATTGCGGAAACATGGTTGCCAAGCTGTTAGATGAACAAGTATTGTTCGTCGGTTGGGATCAAAATTTTTTAGAAACCATTACTTTATATGTAAATTGTAGTGACGTGTTTGCATGGGGAGGCGCGGATGCAGAACCGGTGAAGTCCAGCGAATTACCCGAACTGTTTGAAATGCACGATGACGATCCTATATATGGATCGACCAAATGGGTATGTAAAAAACGTAATATGCAACCACAATTTCCTTTGATTGAAAAGATGAAGGAATATGATAAATGGGATGCCCAAATGGAGGCGCTTCCTAAAAACCGGTTTAATGAAAAATATAAAAATACGTAGCCCAATCCATATGAAAAATAGAATTTATTATCAAGTTGAATATCGTTTAGTTAGTGCAAAAGGTATTAATCGAGGTGAAATTGGAGGCTATACCTGCACACGTAAATTTTCAGAATACGAATTGGATGATGCTATTATATTTGTAAACAAATATAAATGTTATAGATGTGATAATATCTATGATAAAAAATCAAAGTCTCTTAGTAATCGTGATGTTCCAGATGATGACCAACTATATCACATTCAAAGTCCTAAGATATGGCATATGAATCTCCGAGCAGATTTACGTCATATGAAACAACGAGAAGAAATGTTTGGTAAAAAACCTAAATGGAAAGATTGGACACATATTGATGGTGATGTATATAACATCACATTCGAAATGTTCAATCTCAAAACTCGATTGATGGAATATGCCAATTATGAATGTGCTACACTAGAAGAAGCATTCAAAAACACTAAGCTCAAAGACACCAAAACACGATTGGTTAGTGATTGGACTCTCTACAGTAAACATCTATATAAACCATGAATAAATTTGAAAAAGTATTTGGATTAGACGAATCACAGATTTGGACAGATGGAAAACATGTGAAAATATGTTTTCGAAAAATGAACAACCATCTACTTGAATATTTCATTAAAGAAGGTTACAAAGTATACCATCAAATGGGTTTTAAAATTTTACAAAAAAACAATGCCATGACATTAGAAGACTATATCAAAGAATTGGATGATTGTTTTGCCAATGTATCACAAGCACAATTAATTTTAGATCTGATGAAAGCTGGTATGAAATTTTTTAAACCTAATACATTTTTCATATTCCCTGAAAATAAAAAGGAATTTTTAGAAGAGTGCATGACGGTCGCAGATCATGTATGGACTGATGAATTAGATTGTAAAAAATCATTTGCTAGACAACCGACTGATAAGACTCCTAAAGAAGTATTAGAACTCGGTCTTAAAATTAAATCTCATTACACTTTTATCTATCGTGCAGGTTATGGTGAACCCGATTATTTTGAAACCGGATTATCCACAATTGGAAACACTCCAGATTATTTTCTGTGGATAAATCTGAGTGTTGAACAGGGGCTAAAAATGATTGAAAAATGGGGATTAAAAGAATGGGAAAATTCTTGAAATGCAGGTTGTCAACTGGTATGGTTCAGACTAAATAAACAAACCAAATATGGCGGACATGGTGAGCAAAAACTTTATGGAAATAACAGTAAAAAAACGGGATGGAACAATAGAGAAATTAGATTTATCAAAAATCAACAAAATGGTTGAATGGGCATGTGAAGGATTGAAGGACGTAGAACCGAGCACCATTGAAATCAATGCTAAATTATTCTTTAAGAATAACATAACAACCAAAGAAATACACGACTGCCTAATTGATAGTGCGGTCAATCTCATAAGTGAGGCTAAGCCAGACTATCAAATTGTGGCTGCTCGATTGTTGAATACCAAAATTAGAAAAGATGTTTGGGGCGGAAAAAACCCACCAAAACTAATTGATATTATTCGTAAAAATATTGATAATAAGGTCTATACCCCAGCCTTTTTAGAAAATTATACTGAAAAAGAAATCAATAAAATTGATGAATTTATTAACCATGATAGGGATTATAATTTCGTCTATGCGGGCCTCCAACAATTAGTGGATAAATATCTGGCCAAAAATAAAATCACAGGTGAATTGTTTGAAACTCCGTCCTTTGCATATGCATTAATGGGTATGCGTCTCTTCCAGAACTATGAAGGTTCTAAGCGTCTGAAATATATCAAAAAATTCTTTGACTTCAACACCAAACATAAGGTTAGTTCGCCTACACCTCTGCAAGCTAATTGTAGAGGACTCACAAACAGTTATAGCTCTTGCTGCTTAATTGATACCGCAGACACTAAGGAGAGTCTTTATGCCATGCTTACAAGTGTAGGAATGGCGACGTGTAATTCTTACGGTATTGGTGTCAATATGAGTCGTGTTCGTTCTATCGGGTCGTCTGTTCGCAACGGAACTATTCCACATCTGGGAATTATACCATGGATAAAATGTATTGAAAGTAATGTGAAGGCAGCTAGTCAAGGAACCAGAGGTGGTGGCGGAACCATCACCTGTCATTTCTTCCATTATGAAATCGAAGATTTCATTCAATTGAAAAATAATGGGGGGACCGATAGTAATCGTGTTCGTCAACTAGATTATGTGGTTGCATCTTCTAAACTGTTTTTTGAACGATTCCTGAAAAACGAAAATATTACGCTATTTGATCCAAACGAAACGACTGAACTATATGATGCATTTGGATCATCAGAATTCGATGATTTATATGTAAAATACGAAAAGAAAAAAGGAATCAAAAAGAAAGTTATTACAGCATCTAGTCTGATGAGCCTTTTTGTAAAAGAACGAATTGAGACTGGAAGGCTTTATATGTTATTTGTGGACCATGCTACTAATCATAGTTCATGGGATGGTATAGTAAATTTTACTAACCTCTGCGTAGAGGTTCTACACTTATTGGAACCAATGCAGAGGATTGATGGTTCAGATGGATTGATTGGTGTATGTGTGTTATCGGCACTAAATGTTCTAAATCTTAATTCTGATGAAGAAATTGAAGAAGCATGTGATTTGGTCGTTCGAGGTCTCGATGAACTTATTGATGTTCAGGATTATTTTAATGAATCTGCTAAAAACTTTGCACAGAAAAATCGCAGCATTGGTGTGGGAGTGACTAATTATGCCGCATGGTTGGCAAAAAACAATTCTTCGTTTATTGAAGATTCTGCTAGACAACTAACCCATGATTTATTTGAGAAAATTCAATTTAACCTAATTAAAGCAAGTGTTAATCTGGCCAAAGAAAAGGGTAAATGTGAATATTTTGATAAAACAAAATATAGTAAGGGTATTCTCCCAATTGACACTTATAAAAAAGATGTGGATTCAGTTTATCCAAATAAACTGAATCTTGATTGGGAATGGTTACGAACCGAAATTGTGACTCATGGTATGCGAAACAACACGCTATCATGCCTGATGCCGTGCGACAGTAGCTCAATTATTCAATGTTCTACTAATGGGGTGGAACCTCCTATGGAGCCACTGGTCTATAAATCATCCAAGTCTAACCGTCTACCTGTATTGGTCCCAAACATTGCCAAATGGAAACCTCGATATACATATGCTTTCACCTTTGATAATAGACACATCATTGAACTATATTCATTGATGATAAAATTCACTGATATGAGTGTTTCTATGAATCATTATTATGATTTCAACAAATATCCTGATAAAAAACTACCAGATTCTGTAGTTATTGGAGATATTTTACTATCATATAAGTTGGGTGTTCCTTCTATATATTATGCAAAAACCAAGGGAGCCAAAGACGACACTGTAGAAACAGAAAAAGAATCAGAAGACCGATATGCAACCTGCTCTATCGGAGGTGGCTGCACACTCTAAAATAAAATATGAAAACAGTATTAAACTTTAATAAGCGCATCAATAGTGAACAACCCATGTTCTTTGGTGAACCTCTAGGTATTCTGAATCTTACAGATGTAAAATATCCCAAATTTGTGGACCTTTTCAAAAAACAGAGAGGTCAGTATTGGCAACCAGATGAAATTCCATTGGTGAATGATCGAAAAGATTATGAACAATTGACAAAAGAAGAGCGATTCATTTTTGAAAAAAATCTATCATTTCAAACAGCAGGAGATTCTTTCCTTTCCCGGTCTATTGACGAAATGAAAAAGCACTGTTCATTGAATGAATTATCCTATTGTTTGAACACCTGGAGCTTTTTTGAAGAAAGCATTCATAGTGATTCATATAATTGGATTTTGGAAAATCTTCGCCGTGATCCACACAAATTCTTCGAAGATATGTCTCAAGATATTCATTTACAAGAACGTATGACAGAAATTAAATCGTCATTCGACAAACTTCTCAATAATGATACAGGCGACAGGAAACAGGATTTATTCAACTCTATGTTACATATGCAGATCATGGAAGGTGTTATTTTCTACGTGTCATTTGCATGTTCTTTCTTTTTCGGCTATAAAGGAAAAATGACTGGCAATGCTGATATCATCAAACTAATCAAACGAGATGAAGCTGATCATATAGGGATCACACAGAATGTTATCAAAAACTGGAAAGAGCGAGAAGATGAGGGCTTTACACACATCATTCGCGAAAACGAACAGCGCATTTATGATGCATACGGTCTAGCCGTAGACAATGAAAAAAAATGGGCGGACTATATTTTTTCAGAAGGTGGACTTTTGGGTTTGAATCCTAATACATTAGGTGGTTATATTGAATGGATTGCAAACAATAGGCTACAATCTTTGGGATATAAAAAAATCTATGATATTAAACATAATCCTATTGGTGGATGGTTAGATTCATATCTGGATGCGGGCAAAACACATGATCTTCCCCAAGAAAAGCCTCTAACAGATTACATCAAAGGTAGCCGTGATACATCCATTGATCTAAACAAATTTTCAGGATTTACGCTATGATTAATCAAAAAGTTGAATTAATCGAAGACTGTTATCCATTCAAAAAAGGTAGTGTTTTTATCGTAACTTCAGAAGATGATGGTATGTGGTCTAGAAATCCATTTGTAGCAGGATACTTAATAGATCAACACGGAAAAAACAGGCGCATTTCTTGTGAACCGAAATATGTAAAATATACTAATAAGGGCGAAGGAGGAATTTCATACGAGTTTAAAATGTCACAAAAAGAAATTGATGATTATATGAATCCGTTAAATCATCCTTGACATAGTTGAAATTCAACCTATATTGAAACATGAAAGCAGACTTAAATTTTGAACAACAACTAGCACAGTCAATTCAACATACGGTAATTGATTTTATTCGTAAGGGTGAATGGCTAAAGCTAGATTACAATGCACGTATCAACTTAGATTCTACATGGCTAAAAACCATGCACAGTCAGGTTGATATGAATCAAGTTATACAAATCGTAAAATCACAGGTTGAACAAAAAATGGCAGATCACATCATGAATTCAATGGCAACTGAAATCGGGACTGATATTAAATCTATCATGTCCAACCAAGAATTGCGAGAAGATATTCGTTCGACTATCCGTGCCAAAATTCGGGAAACAAAACAACAACTAGGCTAATATGAAAATCCAAACAAGATATAATGTAGGTGATAGAGTTTATTTCATTAAAGATGGACAAATTCATTATGCACCCATCAGTGAAATTAAAATTCGCGCATATCTGACCAGCCCTAATCATTGGCAAAACCCTAACACGCTTAATACTGAAATTGTGTATGTGTTTATTAAATGGATGAAACCTGATAAACATACAAATTATACGGAAGCAACTGACCGATTTGAATTAGAAGAAGAATATTGTCATGCCAATACTGAAGAGTTGCTTGTTAACTCACACATTATGAACACCAATTTTAACATCAGAGGAGAAGTATAGTGATCGAACGAGGAACCAAGGTAATTTGCATCAAAGATGATGACTGGCCATCATGGGCACGGGCTGTCATGGAACAGTTTCCAGTCAAAGGTCGTATATACACGATTCGAGAAATATATAATGGACAAACAACAGATGAAATTATTAAAGATCCGACGGGTAAAAATCCATTCAATTTTAAAGGCACACTGATCCCTGCAATTCTGTTGGAAGAACTTAAAAACCCGATTCCTATGGGTAAAACACTAGAAGCGGCATTCAGTATCCTCAGATTTGCACCGCTTTTAGACCAACCCAAAGAAGAGGTGAAAGAGAAAATAGGAAATCCGATTAAAACGGCTAAACCTAAAAAAACTAAGATAAAGAAACCAGAATTAGTCCCTGCACAATGAATCCACAAAACACAATCATTCTAGGTGATGGATATGTGAGTCGTGCATATCAGAGGAAGGGTTATAAATGTATTGACCGCACACAATTCTATTTTGAACCACATAATTTTGATACCCTAATACCTTTAATAAAGGGTTATTCATATGTAATTAACTGTATTGCAAAAACTGATACCAAATGGTGTGAAAACTCGTCAAATTTTAAACAATTGTGGCAAACTAATGTGTTGTTCGTTGACTACCTTGCACAATATTGCGACACAAATGGTATTAAACTGATTCATATTTCAACCACAGATTTGTATGGGAACAGTCATGAATGGGCAGAAAATACAGAAGATTGTAGAAAGTTAGATCTGCACACTGATTATAGGCTTACCAAATATGCGGGTGAGCGAGTATGTGGACCTAATGCTCTGATTTTACGCATTCGACTACCATTTGATGATACTGATCATCCAAAAAATTTGTTGGTCAAAATTCAGAAATTTACTAAATTCTTTCATCTGGCAACGGACGTGACATATCTACCAGATTTGGTATGTGCCACTGAAGTCATTTATGATCAGTCAGGTATATTCAATGTGGTTTCCACAACTGACACCTCAATATTCTACATTGCTAAAAATTTATTGGCACTCCCAGTGACCAAAAATATGGATAGTCATGTGCCGGATGAAAATATTATAACTGAATTTGATGATTTTTATGTCAATAATTTGGCGAATACTGATAAAATTTCTAAATTCTATATTATGTCCGAATTGGATTCGACTATAATTAATGCATACAATTCCTTGACAACTAACCAAAAACCCGTATAATACTCTTATGACTGAACAACACGACATTGATACCCCAGAACCATATGAACTCAAACCAGAAGACGTGCCATATCCTATGCCAACATTAGATAAATTTGTTAATCCATTTAATGAAGCAACAACCGATGTTTCGACCAGTGGGAATCCGTGGTCTGTTGATTATTGGCTAGATAAGTTTATGTTGTATCTGATTAAAAAAGAATTGATGCAAGATGAGGTGTTCAAAAAGAGGAAACAAATTAGATCGCTCAAATCATATTTTTCAAATTTCAACAATGAAAATATCCCATCAATTTGGCAACTCAATTCATTTGGTGATCGCATTCGGAATATCCATGTATGCACGAAGGATCGAATTATGAATAAATATAAAAAAACGGGTGGATTTTCCAATATTTTGAATAATCCGGCGATCCCTGCTAGTTATCAACACATTCCTGATCAATTGCAGATCAATTCTAAACATGAGGGACTTCCACAATAATTTATGAAATTCTTCATATTTAATATTAAATATGAAGAATGGACTACAAACGTGGCGATAAACATCCAACAAACCCAGATTTATTTTTCTGGCGATACCAAAAAGAAAATGGGTTAAGATATGAAAGATGGGTAAATGAAAAACAGCTTGAATATAATAAAAAGCAAACTTTCAAAAACGGCAAAAATCATCAAAGCAAGGAAGAAAATAAAATTCGTCGAAATCATCGAAAGAAAATTTATAGATCTAAACCTGAAACGAAAATTAAAGAAGCGTTATCAAAGAAACTTTATCTATCTGACCCAATAAAAAGACAAAAAGCTAGAGAAAATCAAACTAGATATTGTTCTGAGCGAAGAAAAATTGATATTCTTTTCCGATTGAAAGAAAATATGAGAAATAGATTGAGATGTTTTTTGAAACCTAGAAAAAATTTAAAGAAAGCACAAAAAACCATGGAAATGCTTGGTTGTAGTGTGGAATTTTTCAAAAAACATCTAGAATCTCTATTTGAAGATGGTATGTCGTGGGATAATTATGGCGGTTTGGGAGTTGCCTCTAATTGGACCTTGGATCATATAATACCATTAAGTGTAGCACAAACTTCCGATGATTTGATAAAATTATCACACTACACAAATATTAGACCGTGTTGGACTATAGAAAATATTAAAAAGGGAAATAAAATACTAAACGAACATAAAAAAGAAAATGAATAATAGCTACATCTACATAAGTGGAAAAATGCAAGGCTTACCAGAATTTAATTATCCTGCATTCTTTGCAGTGGAGGAACATATTCGCACGAATTGGCCATATGTTGAAACTACATCAATCAATATTCTCAATCCTGCACGAATTGATGAACTGTTTGATCTGAAAGAACGCACAAACACAAGAGAATGGTATTTGACAAAAGCTCTAGACATGTTACTGTGTTGTAATTCGATTGTGATGTTGGATGGATGGCAGAATTCGGCAGGTGCTCGTCTTGAATTTGAGATTGCAAAAGAATTAAAAATGCAGATTTATGACGAAAATCTTCAACCTTATAAAGTAAACATCTTGGAAGAAGCTGATAGGCTAGTAAATGGTCCTAGACAACAGAGTTATGGGCATCCAAAAGATAATTTTACAGATATCGGTCGTATGTGGGGAACGCTATTAGATTTACCAGATATTCCACCAGAAAAGGTTGGATTGATGATGGTGTGTCTAAAAGCATGTAGGGAAAAATATCAACATAAATTAGACAATTTGACCGATGGTGCTGGGTTTTTTAAAACTATTCAATTAATTAAAGAAAAACAATAAAATGAACATATTATCACTATTTGATGGAATTTCTTGCGGGCGCATTGCACTAGAGCGTGCAGGTATAAAGGTTGATGCGTATTATGCATCTGAAATTGATCGTCATGCAATAAAAGTATCAGAAGCAAATTATCCAGCTATTATTCGACTAGGTGATGTTACTAAGTGGAGAGAATGGGATCTTCCAGAAATTGATCTTTTGATTGCTGGAAGTCCATGCCAAGGCTTCAGCCTTTCTGGCAAACAATTGAACTTTGAAGATATTAGAAGTAAATTATTTTTTGAATTTGTTGATATTCTGAAACATTATAAACCAAAATATTTCCTGCTTGAAAATGTTGGAATGAAAAAGGAATATGAAAAAGGAATATGAAAATGTTATCAGTGATATACTTGGTGTTAAGCCTATAAAAATCAACAGTAATCTAGTTTCTGCACAAAATCGCAAACGTCTATACTGGACAAATATTCCTAATGTAGTTCAACCAGAAGATAAAAAAATCATATTGGCTGATATTTTGGATAGTAATGAATCTTCATATTCATATTGGTCTGATGCACAAATGACTAAATGGCACAACCATGAATATGTGCGAAATGATTATTATCGGATAGAACCACTAGACGGAAAGGTTCAGTGCTTAATGGCACAAATGGGAATGAATGCACCTAAAATATGGTATGGGAATAGATTCAGATGGTTGACCGCATTAGAGTGGGAAAAATCACAAACAGTTCCAGAAAATTACACTTCTAGTATTTCTGAATCGCAACGTAAAAAGTGTTTAGGTAACGGATGGACAGTTGATATTATTGCACACATTCTGTCATTTTTGAATAATTCATAAATATTATGAATGGTATCCGTATTAGATGATAATTGCCAACTTCCTCCATATACTCTTCATCAAATAGGTGATATTGAAACTCTTTCACAGGTTGCAAATTGGGGAATTACTGATTTAGATATTCCAGAAGTATGGAAAAAAACTCAGGGTGAAGGTGTTACTGTTATAGTGATGGACAGTGGAATCCCATATCACGAAGATTTGAAAGATAATATTCTGTATGATAAATGTCGGTCATTTATTGATAACGAGTTTGAAGATAAAAATGGGCATCAGACACATGTTAGCGGAATCTTGGCAAGTCAAAACAACACCTATGGGGTGGTGGGCTATGCACCATTAGCAAAATTGATTGGTGTAAAAGTCTTGTCTAATAGTGGTTTCAGCACGACCACTAGTGTGACAAAAGGACTAGAATATTGTCTTGCGCTCAAACCTGATATTATCAATATGTCATTGGGTGGTAGAAATCCAATGCCTGAAGCACATGAAGTTATTAAAAAACTTGATGAACAAGGTGTTATCATGGTTTGTAGTGCGGGCAACAATGGAGAAAAGGCAGATAAATCCATATTATATCCTGCGGTTTATGATCAGGTCATTGCAGTTGGATCATATTCTCCGACAACCATAACTAGTAAATCCCTATTCTCTAGTGTTGGTCCAGAAATTGATATTGCGGCACCAGGAGATCAAATATTATCAACATATCTTAATAATCAATATGGATTAATGTCCGGCAGTTCCCAAGCGGCACCCGCTGTTTCAGCCATATTGGCACTATACATCTCATATCTTAAAAAGAATGGTATTCCATATACTGCACAGTCAGTTAAAGAGGCAATTCTAAAAAATTGTAAAGATGTGGGTAAAGATGGATTCGATGAGGAATTTGGTTGGGGGATTATCAGTCCTAAAAAATTATTTCAAACTCTACAATCGGTAGAAAAACCGGTGATCAAAAAAGAGCCTTGGTGGAAACGATTTATATTTTGGAAATAAAATTAGAACTTGACATTCGGTGCGTTTCAGGCTAAGTTAATAGATGCAAAAAATATATCTATTAATCCTATGTCTGTTCGTCTGTAACTGCACTACACTACATCGACCTGTTATTCCAAAAACAGGTAAAAAGATTGCGGTCGCAACAACTGCATACACTGCAAAAGAAAAAGACCATATAAAGTATGGAAATAAAACTGCGAGTAATACACGGCTAAAACCTGGGGTTGCTGCTGCACGTTGGGATTGGCTACCGGTTGGAACCAAGATAAAAATTGCGGGAAATATATTAATAATCGAAGATTATGGATCGGCCCTGATGATCAACCGTAACGGATTACCAGTGATTGACATATATAAACCTACTAGAACTCAGATGAATAAATGGGGAGTCAAGTATTTTGAAGATGTGGAAATCCTAGAATTAGGAAGTTACGAAAAGTCATTGTCAATTCTAGAAGATCGGTTAAAGTATTCGCACTGTCGAACAATGTATCAAAATATTAAACAAAAACTATGACGATCTTTTCAACTATTCTATTTGGTATTGCCCTACTAATTTTTGCAGGTGCAATAGCCCTGATATTGAATGTGCCAAAAGAGCCGCTTGCATATTTAGGTTCAGCAATCCTTTTATGGTTTTCATATATATTTCTATCAATGGTGGGAAATGCTACTGAATGGAAAACTGTAAAATCTGAAATAGTGGATATTGATCACACCCAAACACTGAATACATCAACCGGAATAATATTTATTCTGGACGGAAAACCAAGAGAATTACAACTATATGAGACGGTGAACAAGTTTAGTAATGGTAAAACCGTTATATACCATCAAACAATGGAACCATCTATAAATTTTAGCGGTTTCAGTTTTGAATATTTTAAAATGTTTGATCAGGACGGAAAACTATTGGCACAATGGAAGAAATAAATTATGAACGATAATAAAGAATTTTTCAATTTACTTGATCAAAAGCATCAGGTCATTATGAATATGGCAGCATGTGAAAACGATGAATAAAGAACCTGATGGTTTCCTTCAATATCCACCTGATCAAATTGAAGAAATGCAAAAATTATATGAATGGACTGATATTGATGGTCACATCAGTTTTCCGTTCCATTATCTCAAAGTGTCTTTTAATGAAAGACTTTATATTCCGATTAGAAAAAAGAGAAAATATACTAAAAAACAAAAATGATAACATGGTTTCCTATAAATTTCGAAAAACTCCGAGGTATTCCAATTAATTCTCATCCGGGGGCATTTGGTTGTGCCAGAAAACATAATTTTCATGAAGGTATTGATCTTTATGGAAAACCGGGAGATTGGGTATATGCTATTCGTTCTGGAGTGGTAATAAGCAATCTACCCTTCACTGGTCCATCAGAAGGTCATCCTTGGTGGTTGCCAACAAATGCAGTTCTGGTAAAAGACGACGATGGTTACTATGTATACGGAGAATTGACTAGTCCATTAAAAGCGGGTGATATTATTACAAGTGGTGATAAAATTGGAGAATTGGTGCCGGTTTTACCTGAATATAAATTCAGACCAGATATTCCTGAACATAGTGTTACTATGTTACATTTAGAGCGATGGAATAATACTTATGATCCTTCTACCGGATGGAGTTCATGGGGAACCAGAGAATCTAGACCGAAATATCTTCAAGATCCAACCAACGAATTAGTTTCAATTTTAACGAAAAAAAGACAACCAGTAAAATTATTAACCGTATGAAAATTTTTATAACAAGTGGAGGAACAAAAGTTCCAATTGATTCCGTTCGATTTATAGGAAATATGTCTAGTGGCAGATATGGTGCTGAATTGGCAGAAGCATTTGACAAAGATCACGACCAAGTTCAATTTCTGTCAGCCAAAGGTTCCAGATACCCTAATAATATGACAGCATCTAGATTCAATGATTATATCTATGATAATTATGATGAATACTTTGATAAGTCAATAAATCTTATCAAAGGTTCAAAACCTGATATTATCATCAGTGCTGCTGCCGTTTCGGATTATATCATGGATAAAACTGAAGGTAAAATTTCCTCTGATAAAGATGAATTGATTATTAGTCTAAAAAAAGCGAAGAAGGTGTTGCCAGAATTTAAAAAAGCTAGTCCTTCATCTATGGTAGTCGGTTTTAAACTCCTAGTCAGTCCTGCATATCAAGACGTTAATAAAGCCGTTCAAAAAGTTCTTAACAATGGAGCAGATTATGTGGTTTATAATGATCTTTCAGAAATCCGTAAAGGTAACATCATCCGACTTCTTTTTGATAAAAAAATGAATTTCAGACAAGCAAATAGTGCAGAAGAACTAGTCAAATTAATCAAAGATGAATATTCTACATGGTCTAACCGGTAGTGTTGCTGCCACCCTTTATCCTAAAATAAACGATAATTATAATAGACTCAAAAGAGAATCTAATTATAATCATATATATGTTTGCACTGAGTCCTCGCGCAAAATCACCGATTTAAGTCGCGCAAATGCTAGATTTGATGAAGATGAATGGGCACTATATAAACATATTCAGCAGGTTCTTCATATTGAATTAGTGAAATGGGCGGATGTGTTTATTATTGCTCCGTGTAGTGCAAATACATTAGCTAAATTAGCCAATGGTATATGTGATAATCTTCTTACTTGTGTGGCACGAGCATGGGATTTCAATAAAAAAATAATAATTGCACCAAGTATGAATACCCTGATGTATACTCATCCGGCAACTAAAAATCACCTTGACACATTAAGCAAATGGGGTTATATTATTGTGCCTCCAATAGAAAAGAAACTGTATTGCGGTGATGTTGGCATTGGCGCAATGGCACACATTGATGATATAATTAAAATAATATGATACCTTCCTTAAATGCTCTTAAAACTGGTTTACAAAATCTATTATTGGATCGTGTAGATATTCATCAAGCAATTTCAACACTTGAAATCGTTGAACCACAGAACACAAAACTAATTGAATCATTAAGAAATTCAGAACACGATGTCTGGCAAGTATGTGAGATGTTGATGGATATGATTAATCGACGAGAAGAAATGTCAGATGTTGAGAGATCTATTGCTTCGACTACTTAGATTTCTATTCACTGGTGATTCACATCTGCATAAATGGAAAATATTTGAGACTAAGAAAATTTGTGGTAAAGCACAATTTATTTCTCAGTGTCAACATTGCGGTAAACTACAAACTGAATATTTTCATTAAATTTTATTGACAACAGCTAAAAATACACTATATTACAATCCTATGAACAAAACACTACTAACACTATCAGCACTGGCAATTTTCGCCTTTGGAACTCTTGGCTTCGGTCTGGCCCTTATTGGCTCATACAATGGAGCGGCAACTCTAAGGAATACATATGAGATGAAGATTAAAGCAAATGAATCAGAATTTGATAATATGTTCAAAAAGATTCAACAAGCTAGCCAGATTCCGAACGAAAAGAAAAATGCATTTAAAGAAATCTACCAAGGTTATGCAAGTTCTCGTTCGTCTGGATCATCAAATCAGATGATGACTTGGATTAAAGAAGCGGTTCCTAATGCCGATCTAAAGATCTATGATCAGCTAATGAATATCATTACAGGGTCCCGCGATTCATGGACTATGAAGCAATCTGAATTGGTATCTATTGCCGAACAATATAATCAACGACTATCCGTTATTCCAGGTAATTTTATTCTACCACTAATGGGGTTCCAAAAAATTGATCCAAAGGTCATCACATCAACCAGAACCACCGAAGTTTTTTCAAGTGATAAGGATGATGACCTTGAGTTGTTTAAGAAGTAAAATAATTTGCCAATTTAACCAAAGCAGTGTAGAATTGAATTCTACACTGCTTTTCTTTAAAATATGTATCTACTCTATATCTTCTGTCTTCTACCGATCACCATTGGATTTATTATATTCCTATTCACCAACAATAAAGGGTGTCACAATTCTGTCTCGCTCAAAGAATGGGGAATTGCCAGTGGGTGTGCATTCTTGATCGCCTTTCCAATCCATATGTGGGCTCACTACGGACAAGTTGGAGACTATGAGACGTGGAGTGGTAAAATCGTTCAGGCACGTTTCTTTCCTGCATGGAAGGAATATTATGAATATGCGGTCTATAGAACTGAATACACCTATGATTCGGATGGTAAAGTTAGTGGTTCCTATCAAGTATTTGATCATTGGGAACCCACCACTCGATGGCATTCTGAACATTGGGAAGCATATTCTAACATTGATACTACATATAGTATCACCAAAGCCCGGTATAATTATTTTGTGAAGATTTTTGGTAATGAGAGATCAATTAAAGGGGACCGCACTACATCAGAACATGCATCGCGTATGATTGCAGGTGATCCTAAAGACTACTTAACGATCCTAACATCTGATTTTGTAGAGCCTATTACATCCGTTAAATATTTTGAGAATCGCATCAAAGCTGCTCCCAGCATTTTCAATTTCTTGGAAGTTCCAAAAGAAATGGCTGTTTTTGAGTATCCAGGAAATCAGAATGCATGGATATCAAATAGATTACTTGGCAATGCACCAAAACATTTATCTATTCGTAAATGGGATGAAATGTGTGCCAGACTTGGGCCAATTAAAAGATTGAATGTGATCTTTGTTGGATTTGACTCGTCTGATACCATGCTCGCAGAATGGCAAAAATCTAAATGGATGGGCGGAAAGAAAAATGATCTGGTTATATGTAAAGGACCAAATTGGTGTAAAGTCTTTGGGTGGAGTGAAAGCGATATATGTAAACGTAACATTGAGACACTAATCCTTCAAAATAAATTGGACGATGCTATCCTTCCTCTGATTGAAAAAGAAATCATGGACAATTACAAAAAGAGAGAATTTACGGAAGATTTCGCATATCTAACAGTTGAACCCCAGGTTCACCACTGGATAACTTTCATTGTCATATTATTTTTATCTCAAGGCGCATTATATTTTTATTTCCATAGAGAGGATTTTTGTTAAATATCAGAGTGTTATCTTTTAAACAGCATTTTTATCTAACCGAATCAAATTCAAATACGGCCCTGATTTCGATTGACATACAACCGTCATACATAAATGCGTGCAAGCATATTATGCACGATTATGTGGACCTTCTCAATAAATTTAGAGGCCCGATCATAGTATTCTGGAACGGTGAAGACCTTGGTATGGAATCTCAGGCAGAAATGTATGAATTTTTGATGGAATGGGGTTGACAGCAGTAGTCTGTAATTCTCAAGAATCTAAATAAGTCTAAAAATAGTTTGACTTATTTTAGAAAAAGTTTACCTTTAAGTATAAATAGAATATGAAGGCACAACCAAAAATGATTACAAGAGTTACAACAACAGAATTTGAAACCGATGATGGAGTTATCCATGATATTCCGTTTGAATTAGACGAAGTTCCAACAGTCGAAGAATTTCAACGAATCTATGACGAATGGTTCAGACTTTTTCAACAGAAAGGATTGATAGATAAAAATGGATAAAAAGATTAATAAAGGAATTAACGTATTAAGTTTGTTTGATGGAATTTCGTGTGGCCAAATCGCGTTACAACGCGCAGGAATTAAAGTAGATAATTATTTTGCTAGTGAGATTGACAAACACGCGATATCGGTGGCAGAGAAAAATTATCCAAACACTATCCAACTAGGAAGTGTATTGGGTTGGGAGTCTTGGGACTTACCCAAAATTCACCTTATCGTAGGTGGCTCACCTTGCACGGGTTTTTCTAGAGCGGGCAAGGGTTTAAATTTTGAAGACCCTCAAAGTAAATTATATTTTGAATTTATTAAAGCAGTCAAACATTTTGAACCTGAATATTTCTTTTTAGAAAACGTAAAGATGAAAAAAGAATATCAGGATATCGTTTCCAATGATCTCGGGGTTCAACCGATTGAAATAAATTCTTCTCTTGTTTCTGCTCAAAATAGAAAACGGCTTTATTGGACAAATATCTCGAATGTTTCTGCGCCAGCAGATAAAAATATATTTTTAGACAAGGTGTTATATCGTTTACCACACGGATACATGACAGAATCTATTCCTTTAGAAAGAAAGTATCCCACTTTGGCGGCGCAATCGCCGGGCACAAAGCACAAAGTTATTGAAAATTATGAGCTATCCGAATATGCCAAAAGTAGAGTCAACGAACGAAAAAACAACAAAACGGGTTTAGTCTATAGTTGGTATAACGATAAAGTCCATATTGAGAAAACTCCAACTTTAACCAGTAATTCAAATTGTTGGTCAGCTACAGGTGGAATCATTGTAATTGAAAATGAACAATATAGAACTTTAACGCCAGAGGAGTGCGAAGAATTACAAACATTGCCGCATGGTTATACGAACAATATTAATAAAACACAAAGGTATAAATGTATCGGTAATGGCTGGACAGTAGATGTTATTGCTCATATTTTTTCTTCTTTACCCCAAAAATTTAAAAATGAATAAAAAGATTCTATCAATTAGCGATGCTGCATCCATTCTTGGCGTTTCCGATGAAACTCTTAGAAATTGGGAACGAGAAGGTAAATTAACACCATTTCATACAGAGGGCGGTCATAGACGCTATTATAGAGCAGATATTGAGAAGTTGGCGGGAATTTATGTAGAACCCGTTAAAGAGTCTAGTGGTAAGCGTGTAGGCATCTATTGTCGCGTTAGCTCGCACGAACAGAAGACCAAAGGTGATTTAGAAAGACAAGTTGGTAGAATGACTACAGAGGCACTAAAACGCGGTTATTCTATTGTTGCTGTTTTTGACGAAGTAGGTTCGGGAATGAACGACAATCGAAAGAAATTACAAAAACTATTTGAATTGATTGAAAAGAAAGAAATTGATGTTGTTTTAATCGAGCATAAAGATAGATTGTCAAGATTTTGTTTTAATTATCTATTGTCGTATTTTAATTCTTATGGAGTTAGAATTGAGAAGGTTGAGGAAGAATCTTTACCGCTAAAATAAAATTAGAAAAATCGAAAATAATTTTCAACTTTCAACTTTCTAAGTGTAAATATAAGTATGACCAATAATACAGAATACGAAGAAATGTTGATTGCTGGCAGAATTAGAGCCAAAGAATATTACGACAAAAATAAGGAACGTCTTCGCAAGAAAGCTAGAGACAGATATAATAGAATCAAAAACGGCGAACCCCCAAGTGGTAATAAAGGCGGAAGACCCAAGAAGAATATAGACCCGATTTGTGAATGTTTAACTTGTGGTGAAAAATTTACGGTTAGATTATCAGAATACAAAAGTGGCGGCGGAAAATATTGTTCAACCGACTGTTTTAAGGAATCTCAGCGTAGTAAAATAAATTCCGATTTCTTTGCCAATCCAACTCCAGAAATGGCTTATGTTCTTGGCGTTTTTATGTCTGACGGATATTTAACCAAGAAAACTTCTGGTAATTTGTTTTTATGCTTAAAGTTAAACGACCAAGATTTGCTTGAAACAATTAAAATCTTGATGAACTTTGAAGGTTCTGTATGCGGTGCTGGTTTAACGCAATCTGGAAATCAATCATATAAAATAGAAATTTCCGACCCAAAAATTATTGAAGATGTTCAAAAGTGGGGCGTAGTAGAAAGAAAGACTTTAACGGCTAAGTTTCCGTTAGAATTACCACAAGAATATTGGCGAGATTTTATCAGAGGAATATTCGATGGCGATGGTTGTGTTCACTTATCAAAAGATAAAAGACGAAAATCGTCTTACAATAAACAATGCGTTTTTCTCGGGACGAAAGATATTCTTTCTAAAATTCCGTCGCTTTTTAATTTGGATGATAAAATTGTGGAATATAAAAAGATATGTAGGTTGGTTTATTATAAGTTGGCTGACCTTCAAAAAGTATTTGACATGTTTTATTATTCTGATAACGTTCCTTGTTTGTTACGAAAGAAAGCGAAGTTTGGAGAACTGTTAAATGCAGGAAAAGACGAAGAAATAGAAATAAAGGATTTTATGAGAAATGGAAAATTAGTTAAAGGATTTAAGAAAGAGCGAGTATTTCAAGATGGTCATCGCTCTAGTCAGAACCGCAAAAAGAAAGAAAAGGAGGAATCGGAGTGAGACAAGAAATTTGGCATGGTGATTGCTTAGAGTTGATGATAGATATTCCCGATAAGAGTATTGACGCAATTATTTGTGATTTGCCCTACGGAACTACTGTTTGTAAGTGGGATGCAATCATATCTTTTGATGAGTTATGGGCGCAATATAATAGAATTATTAAAGACAATGGTGCGATAGTTTTATTTGGAAAGGAGCCGTTTAGTTCATCACTGAGAATGAGCAACCTTTCTATGTTTAAGTATGATTGGATTTGGAAGAAAGATACCAAGTCAAATTTCCCACAAGCAGGATTTCAACCTTTAAATAATATTGAAATTATATCAGTCTTCTCAAAAGCCTATGCTAGAGCATTTCCCAAAAACGATACGAAACACGTTTCTATGAAATATAATCCTCAAATGGAGGACGGGAAAGAATACACAATCCCGAAAGAGTCAAAAACCACACAAATTTTTGGAGCTAATCATAAAAATGGGAAGTATAAGCACAAACAAAAGGATACAACAAAAAGGTTTCCATTTAATACGTTAGAATTTAAAACGGATAAAGATAAGTTTCATCCAACACAAAAACCAATCGCACTTTTAGAATATCTAATTAAAACGTATTCCAATGAGGAAAATTTAATTCTTGATAACTGCGCTGGCTCAGGCTCAACTTTAGTTGCAGCTAAAAACTTAAACCGCCAATTTATCGGAATCGAGAAAGAAAAAGAATACTACGATATTTGTTTAGAAAGATTAAAATGAGCGCAGGACGTAAAAACAATTCTGATAAAAAAGATTGGAATACGCCACCAAAATATATCACGCCAATTAAGCAATTCTTTGGTGGCGAGATTGATTTAGACCCATGTTCTAATGAATTTTCTCTTGTTGGGGCGAAAGAAAATTTCGTCTATCCAGAAAAGGACGGCTTAACTTCAAAATGGAACGGAAAAAATATTTTCATAAATCCCCCTTACGGAAGAAGTGAAGGAAAGTCTTTATATAACTGGTTTGAAAAAGGATTGTCGGAATATGAAGATGGAAAGGAAATGATATTCTTAGTTCCCGTCGCTACAAATACCAAGCATTTCAAAGAGATAGTTTTCAAACATTTTTCTTCAATATGTTTTTTATCAGATACGAGATTAAAGTTTTATAACGAAGGCTCAGAAGATAAAAAAGGTGCTCCTATGGCGTGTTGTTTATGTTATTTAGGCAATAGAAAAGACGACTTCAATAAAGCGTTTTCCGTTTTCGGAAAGGTATTTGATATATGATTAGTTCAAGCCAAAAAGAAAGAAAAAAGAGAAGGAATTATCAAAATGAATACACCATTAATTAAGTGGACTGGCTCAAAACGCCCAATCGCCGCAAAAATCACATCATATTTTCCAAAGGAAATTGAAACTTATTATGAACCATTTGTGGGAGGAGGCTCGGTGTTTTTCCAACTATTAAAAGATAATGCAAATGTTAAAAAGTTTAAGCTCTCAGATAAAAACGATAGCTTAATCAATATTTTAACAACTGTTAAAGATAAACCTCAAGAACTAATACTTTCATATAATGATAAATGGGAAAAGTTACAAAAAGACCCGAATTTCTTTTATACGGAAAGGGAGATTTACAACAAAACTAAAGACCCGCTTATTTTCTATTTTTTAACTAGAACCTGTTACAATGGAACTATTAGATATAATAGAAAGGGCGAATTTAATACGTCGCATCATTTTGGACGAACAGGAATGCTACCCAAAAAGGTTGAAGAAGTTATATCGTATTACTCAGAATTAATGAAGGGAAAGGATATTGATTTTACTTGTAGTTCTTTTGATAATATTTCTCCAATTGGTAATAAAGATGTTGTTTATTTGGACCCACCATATACTAATACCAAAGCATTATATTTTGGTAATATATCCTTTGACGGCCTTTTGTCTTGGATAGATAAACTTCCTTGTTCGTGGTTTATGAATATCAATGGTGTCAATTCTACAGACAACGAAGAAGCAATAAATATTGAATATACAGGTAGAGAAGTCCTATCTTCTGGTAACTCTAGCTTTAGTAGGATGAAAGGTAAAAGCGTTGATGTTGGTGAATATTTTTATTATAAATTAGTATGATTCTCCGTGCCTATAAAGTTCAACTAGAAAAATGAAAATATTTTGTGCATATAAGATTCATTTAGTGTAAATAATAATATGCACAAAGTAAGAAAACCGAAAACAGACAAAATTGGACAAACCTATGGGAATGCCACGATAATAAAACATGCCGAGGAAAAGTCTGTCAAAAGAGTATATTGGGAAGCTGAATGCAGTTGCGGTAAAAGATTTTTCATATCAAACTCTAACTTAGTCCACTCTAATAATAAAAACAAATATATTTCTTGTGGTTGTAAGCAGGGGCTTAATTCGTGGAAGAATACTAGAGAAGACATAACCAACAAAAGATTCAATTTTTTGACCGTCATCGAAGTTCTTCCGAACGAAAATTCGGAATCAATGGTAATGTGTAAAAGGTAAAATAAAAATTATGATAAAAATAGGAACAACATTCAGTGGTATCGGTGCGCCCGAACAAGCATTGAAAAATCTTAAAATACCCCATATAGTTAAATGGGCATGCGATATAGATAAACATGCGAAACAAACATATCTAGCTAATCATACTTGCGAAAAATGGTATGATGATATAACTAAAATAAACATAAATGAATTAGATTATGTTGATTTATATGTTTTCGGATTCCCTTGTCAAGACTTATCAGTGGCGGGAAAGCAGGATTTGAATAATGGGAGAAGTATTTTAGTGAACTATTCATTAGATATTATAGATAAATTGTTGCCGAAATATATTATATTTGAGAATGTTAAAGGACTTCTGAATAAAAAGTTTTCTGATTTTTATTCTATGATAGAGCAGCGTATAGAGAAAAATTATGATTTTCATTTACTTAAATTAAATTCTAAAAACTTTGGAATTCCTCATCACAGAGAGAGGATTTTCGGAGTAGGAATTAGAAAAGATTTGAATATTAATATACAGTTTTATTTTGAAAATAAGTCCGCTCATTTTAAGGATATTTTAGAGAATGATGTTGCCGCAAAATATTTTGTTTCGGATTTGCGTAGAGCTAATATTATAAATATCGCACTAAATAAGCAGATTAATTTTTCTTTGTTAGAAGATTTCGGCGAAGTGAAACAGGTAAATAAAAATGGATTATTTGGAGATAAGAAAATACGATACTCAGGTAATATTTTCTGCCAAAATCTAATTGATAGGCATGGATTTATTTCCCCTGACAAAAAAACAATCAGAATGTTTACACCAAGAGAATGTGCAAGACTACAAGGATTTCCAGACGATTTTGTTATACATGACAAAGATAATATAGCATTTAAACAATTTGGTAACACTATTACTGTCGCGGTATTAGAGGAAATATTTAAACAATTATTAGCAATATGATGAAAAATCATTGTTTAGCACAAGCTATTAGTGATGCTGCTATTATACTTAATGAAACACCCTGTTCTTTCATCCGACTATACATTTCACTGTCCAGTTATACTGAGTTTTTATTAATTTTGGTATTGACGGTGATATAAAGGCTTTCATACTGAAAATATCAACTATAACGTATGTTGGTGTTGGTTGGTTACAAACCATGTGACCACTTTTTATCAAAGTGTCATACGGAAATTCCGTTCTCATTTTAATTCCAACCGTCCAATGCATGAACCTCCTATATCATATTTTGCTAAACCCGTCATGTTATATTTTATAAATTTACTTATAGTAAAAATTTCTTTAATTTTAAATTTAGAATTTAGTATACAAATTGGACTGACGATGTTTCTTACTACACCTGAACGATTAGAATGATCGCTGCAATAAGTTGTCGTTGTGTTCTTCATTTTAGCACCTTATACAAAACTTTCATACCAAATCTACAGTTCTTAAAACTCTTCGGAATTGACGATACACCAATAATGTTAATGGATTTGTGATCTATAATCGGATATAACCGTTGCATTGACGATAAATTTCCATCACCGCCATTGAGATTATGACCGCTTATTGCATAATAATGATATATAGTAGTCAAATTCATACGTCAGCACTTCTTTATACCAGTCAAAATATATTTCTGTAATTTAGAAAGGGTGTAGAAATTTTGTGGGGTAAAATCAGTTGAAGATATCACCATATATGGTCGGACATTGTTCTCCGTCGTTCCCCTGTCAATGTTCCCAGGGAACGTCAATCTAGTGTGGTTTTTCATTTGGATAAACCTGCAAATCCCATTACTGGTTTATCCAATGTATTTTCCAAATAGAGTTCTTGACCAAATGCAAAAATTTCTGCAAGTGACATATCCCGAATTTCGGCATCTGGAATTTTTAGATCAAGATAGTCCACTAGGTTCTCAACTTCATTTTCTGATAGTTTACCAAATTTATATTCAAAAAACAACCTTCCTGGACGGCGAAGTGCAGCATCAACATTCTTAATGTCCTGATTAAAGCTACAAATAATCTTCAAATCAATACAGTCTTTCAAAAATCCATCAGTCAGACCAAGCAAATTGTTGGTTGCCGCATTTCGATCTTTGGTCAAAATTTCTTCTGCATCTTCAATCAAAAGAATACTTCCCTTGTTGTCCATGATGAATTCGATAAATCCTGGACTTGCAATACTGGCCACCATGGAGGGTGGAATATAAATAGTGGGTCGTTTAGACATCTTAATAAGATGGCGAATCAAATTAGATTTGCCTGTTCCGGGATCACCGTGCAACAACAACAGATTTTGGTTCTCATCATTTTCCACAAAACTCTTAAATTTTTCAATGGGGAATTTTGCACCATAATACAGATCATACCGATCATCTTTGATAGACTTTGGTTTACATTCTGCTTTGATCTTTTTCAGTCCTTGTGCGGTTTGTGCAATCATGTAAAAGATACTATCGTCTGCCATAGTTTTTGCCGGACTTTCAAGTGAACCATAGTATGAAATAAACTCCGCCACATATTCTGTATTAGCCTCACAAATGGCAGTGCATATAGAACAACTGAAAACACCTTTCGTTCCATATGTTGGAGAAACAACAGCTTGATTTTCAATCAGATCAATACCGATACCAATATTGACATATATCAACTGTTGTTTTTCACGTTGAATATAATAGATTGATCGTGAATCCACTGATAAAGAAGTAAAAATTTTCTCAAAACCATCGGTAAACAATTTTGCCTGAAACTTTGTAAATTCTTCCACTTTCTTTTCCGTCAATGCAGTGAAAGACGGTGTTGTATCAAAATAATTTAACCATAGGTTATAAATCGAATTGAACAATTCGATACCAGTAATATGTTGATTGAACTTGAAATCCGATGCAACGCCTTTAGTGTTAGGATTATTGCACAAAATATCTTTGAGGACTACAGGTGACTTTGCTTTTTCTGGTGTATGTTCGGTTTTCATGTTTGTATACTGTATTCTAAATTTGATGGATGTCAATTAAAAATTGGTATATGGTATTAGTTCTCTGTTTCGATGTATCATCTCATTATATACCACATAAATATAATTTTCTGGTATATATGTATGATTATCTGCTGGCGTATGAACGGTATAATATTCGGCCCCAATGCCTTTCATATGGGCTTTTACAGTCTTGGAAGTAACACCTACCAGTGAGTATCCAGGACAAAATGGGGATAATAATTCATGGCTTGGGCGCACTACTATGTCAATAGGATATAAACTTGTTATATTTCACATAAAATTGGCGGCCCGTTAACTCAAACAAGATTTGGAATCCTGTTTGTATAATGACTTATAACTCAATGACGGGCCAAGCATTGAGTATTATCATTAATAAATCAATTTTTTATCAAACAAAACCTTTTCTAATTGTCGTATTTCTTCCTCAATATCAGGTGTTACATTAATAATGTAGCATCTCAGTCCTCCAAATTTTATCTTAATTTGGAGAATTTTCATATTAGGACACTGTTCTACCACATGGTCAAGAAATTCATCTATTACTGACAACCAAACTAATGGTGTGGGTGATCCAAACGAAAATCCATAATATTGTGGTTCAATATAGGCTTTCCATTTGGACTTCAACAGTTTTTCTTCTAAGAATACTGCACTGTCGTCATCATAGCTCCGATTTGTATACGGTGATACCGTATAATATGAATCTGGTGCCAAATTATATTTTTGAATTAGTTCATTGATTTTCATTTTTAAATTGATGTTTAATATCGTCCCAATGTTTTCTATTGTTTGGGCCTGCTAACATGTATTCACTATTACATGGTGGGTTCTCCCATGCAGAAGTTCGGTATATACAACCACTATTTGGTCCTGCTAGTGCAACTATCTCTTCCGTCTCATTTTCCCATACGCCCCACTGTAAAATCGAATTACTCGCGGTTTCTGCGGCCATTCTAAGTGCTTCCGTTTTTCCGTTTACTATCGAATCTTTATATTTCTTATCGTTTGGATGACCTACAACTTTTGGACCGACCAAATATGTAATACTTTTCATAATTTCTATTCTTTAAATTGTTTAGGCCATAGCATAACTTGCCCAATCACGCATGGGATGACACACAATAATACACATGATCCCAATAAATGGCACAGATCAGAAGACCCGTTATTAGCCAGTAAGACTGCAAGTGAAAGCATGACCACAGGTGATAATACAAGAAACCATGCAAATATTTTTTTAAACAACCTACTCATTTTTTATTTTTAAACGGATGACCAATATCTCCAGGTAGTGTCAAATAACACTTACAGTCATAACAAAATGAAGAATTTTCGTAGTATGAAACATTTCTATGTTTACATTCGGAAGGTAGTATGAATGGTTGACATGCCCTGACCACATCATCGGTAGTGTCAAATTCTATTTCGATAATTTGTCTGATTTTCATTTTTTTACCAAATTTATGATCAAACCTGTAAAATTAACTTCGTTATCCATCACCATAGAATTCCTATACATATATTCTGTAATTTGTAGACAGGCACCTACATTATTATCTACGACTGAACAATCAAACATTTGACGCATCAACGTGTGGTAATCATTACCAAATTCCTGTTCATTGTCAATCACGAATTTACGAATTACAAACGGATCGGTTTTATCTCTAACCATTTGCCAAATCTTTTCTACCAATTCACTGCTATCAATCTTCAACGGTATAAATTTACCAGTCTCAAAACACCGTTGTAATACGTTAGTGATCTTTCGTAAATCAGGTGCATATTGCTTAATAATTTTAACAATGTCCGCACTATGATCTTTCCAATTACAAATTTTTTCTGCATTCAGAATATGTTTAATCCGTTTGGTAATATCCTCAATATCTGAATTGAAGAAAAACGGTTCGCCACATCTAGACTGAATGGCAGTAATAATTTTATGTTGATGATTGGCCGTCAAAATAAATCGAACGGTTTCTAAGTATTGTTCCATGATTTCTCTTAATGCTCCTTGTGCCGCATTAGAAAATCCATCAAACTCTGATAGAATCACCAATTTATTATTTCCGTCAAATGCAGTAGTTGATACAAAGTCCGTGATTTTATTACGAACTGTCTCAATACCGGATTCTGAACTAGCATTCAAATATAGGTATGAATCAGGCGCAAATTTATCACGCAAATAATATGCCATCGTATTCTTACCTGTTCCGGGTGTTCCCAAAAACAGGTAATTATTGGTGATCGACTTGATCGAAGCAAAATACTGCCTATTCTTTTCTGATAAGACCATTTCGTCCAGGGTTTTTGGACGATATTTTTCTACCCAAACTTCTTCAATTTTCATAATCAATATAATATGTGTATTCCCATTCAAGTTTATCTTCATCAAACTCAAATAAAACAGAATTCCAATATCCTGGAAGTTCTTCAAACATCAGAGTTGAATCATATCGACCACGATATCCTTTTTTAATTGTATATGATTTCCCTACTTCAAATGTATTCTTTGCACGGTCTAATTCCCCTTCCCATCCACCTTTACCGGTAAATATGGCCTTCATTCAATTTCGGTCAATACACCTTGTTTAACTGCATGACTAATCGTATTAGGATAATTAAAGGTCGGAATACGTTGTTGACGCTTGCCGTCCGTAATCACTACATCAACCGCATTACTGTCGGTTAGTAGAATAATATCCCCAGGAAATGCAACATTTTGAAGTGTTTCACCAGTTGAATTGTCTAATACGCGAATTGAAAACTCGCGTCCGTTGTTTACTTTAAATTTTTTCATTTTGTTTAATGCCAATCTGTTGTCCGAACTCCATAATACACTAGACATAATCCTAGTGCAACTGAAATATAGAAAATTTTATCCACAAATAAGAGACTTGCCTTGCCATTGAATAGGAGGACTTGGATTTTCTACTGCAATAGAATTCTTTGATAGCTTTTGTTTGAGCTTCTGTGCTTCGCTTGCACTAACATATATTGTTTGTCCGTCAATAACGACCGGAACTTTTGTGTCATTAATTAGCTGTGTCATAAAATTTATATTTAGTTTGCCCAAATAATAGTTGTTATATGGTCTTGATAAGATAAATCAGATGGATGTTCAAGTCAAATAAAAAATACGAAAATCAGTTGTTTGCAATGATGCCTACTATAGACCGATCAGGACAAGGTATTGCACTTATAGTCCTAAAGGAAACAGCAAAAAATGTGGTGGGCTTAAAATTTGTTGTGAACGACCACGATTATTTTGAACTTCCGGTCAAAGATTTTGAAAAATTAATAGAGGATAAAAAAATAGCATTCGTCGAAAATACGCCGACAGACATAATAGATGCATTAATGCCTATTTTTAACTTGAAGAAAAAGTAATACCGTGTATTGTGCAACATGAGCAATACATACAAACGACTTATCATTGATGGTAACAATTTTCTGTTCCGTGCATACTATGCAGATATGCACAATAAACAGACGGGAAAAGAAAAGGATAAGTCTGTAATGACACAATTCTTTAAAATGCTGAAGAATTTGGCTGAACGTTATCGGCCAGAAACCACTTTTTTTGCATGGGATAATAAACAGAATCCTGATGGCCACAATTTCCGCAATGACTTAGTTGAATATAAAAGTCAGAGGGTGATGACGGATGAAGCCCTGTCTATCTTGGCACTGCACGATCCTATTCAGGATATTTTAAATAATTTGGGGATTCATACGATATATCCTTGGAATTTGGAAGCAGATGATGTTATTTGTTTTCTATCCAACCTAGAAGGCGGTAGAAATCTCATCGTGTCATCTGATAAAGACTTGCTCCAATTAGTGTCTGATAATACAGACCTATTGCTTGCAACTAAAAATTTGTTGGTTAATAACCAAAATTTTGAAATGCACGCAAATATTGGCCAACAAGATTTTGTTCTATATAAATCAATTTTGGGTGATCCATCTGATAATATTCCGGGCCTTAAAGGATTTGGACCAGTTAAATCAAAGAAATTAGTTGAAGAACTACGGGATCGAGACATCAAACTCGCATCAGATGATCGGGAAAAATTGTTGACCGATGACCAATGGAAAATCATCATGCGTAATATTGAAATCATAGATTTGTCTAAAGTTAAAACCGTTTATCCTGACGAAATAGCGCAATATGATGCACAACTTGCGGTTCCTCCTGTATTTGATGGAGAAAAAGCTAAAGAACTGTTTGAACAACATGGTATTATGTTGTTCGTCCGAACCTTCAACGATTTCAAACGACTTTTTCACAAAACTGTATTGACCGACAACGAATTTACGTTAGAATCAATAATGGAACGAATTTAATATGAATGTAGTAAAAATAATTGTAATCCTTGGACTGGCCGTAATGTCTGTCTATCAATTTAGTATAGGGAATAAACCTGCATGTGCAGGTTTTATGACATCCTTTATAGCAAATTGGATGTTATATCTAGAAGAAAAATTGACGACCAGACTTTCTGAATCACTTAAAACATTACAAGCCGAAATCAAACAACTAATTAAATGACCGATACATTTATATTCACTGATGTTCATGGTTGTGGGAAGGAATTGGAAAAATTAATAATTCCGTTTCGCACATTTGATCTATATTCATTGGGTGATAATTTTGATCGAGCATTTGATGGTGTAAAAGTATATGAAATACTCAAAAAGTATAATGTGAAATGTATTCGTGGTAATCATGAACAAAAAATGTTGGACTATTTGGAGGGCCGACGAAATTGGTTGCCGAAACACTACTACTATTTTCTACACGAGTTTAGTAAGAAATATAAAATTGAGGATCTACTTAATTTCATCCAACAAATGAAATTATTAATCCCACTAGATAATTATATTTTAACGCACGGTGGAATTGATTTGAATGATCCCTATGCAGAAAATGTGTCATGTAATATCTATGGTCGTTTTGATCCGACCAAGCCAATGCCTGCAAATTCAGATTCTAAAACTGATTGGTGGAATCTCTATGATGGTGATCCAATAGTTGTATACGGTCATATTACACACAATGATGTTCTAATCAAATATAACAGTAAGAATAACCTCAACTCTATCGGACTTGATACTGCGGGTTGTCATGGTAATAAATTGACCGGTATGTCTATTCAAAACGGTGATATCAAATTTCATTCGATTAAAACAGATGATTATTATAATCAGATGAAAAATTTGAAAGTCCCAGATTTTGTTCTAAATAGAACGAAATGAAATTTCCCAAGAAAGTATTATTATTTACCATATTCCTGATTGGATTCTTTGGACTTGCTGGTGTTCTTGCGCTTGCCCTCTCATATCTAATTGGTGGGCCACTGTGGGCATGGTATATCGTCACATGTGTCCTTCATGCACTATTTTGGGTATTAAAGGATAAAATTGATGCATATTATATGCTCAAGGATGAAATTGAGATTTATAATCAAAAACCATATAAACAGTATATGGTAAGATTGCCATGTCAACATTGTGCGACTATGCAACCTGTCGAAATAGATTTGGTTGATGATGAATTTATTTGCACTAATTGTGGAAAAGAAAACCGGATTATTGCAGAATTTAAAACCGTCGCCAGAATACCTGAAGTTGATGAAATGGATGTGTTGGGACGAATGAAAAAAATCCATGATGCTGTGCTGTAATGTCTAAATTTAAACCTGATATTTTTAAAAATCTTCAAGACAAAGGATTTGCATCAGAAAACACTGTTGAATCTATTGCAGTCCAAGTATTAGCGGAAGAAAAACTGGCGGATGTTAAGAAATTAGTGTCTGCATTAGAAGAATACGGTGAATGTCTAAAAGGATTGGACAAAACATTATTCACTTATTCTAAGCTAGCAATCGCTACAACCAAGAACATCTATGAACCAATACACTTGTTATCAACATTCTTGGATTTTTGGTATCAAACTACAATCCAGACTAATCCCGAATTAGATGCAAAACAAATTAAAGATGTGCTGGATACGACACAGAAAAAACTTAAAGAATTAGTTCGATCAAAAGAATTAGTTGACAACGAATTAATAACCCCTATTTTAATAGGGTTTTTAACAAAATTAATATGAAACCAAAATATACTAAAATACCGTTCAACGATTGGAAAAAAGATAAACCTAATTGGCATGATGCAATCATCAGTCAAACCATTTTGTATTATGATGCAAACAATGTTTATCCTGATGGTTCTCGTGCATTTGCACAAGGTCAGATTGTAGATATTATTATTGAACCAGGTAATAATATCTATAACATAATGTTTGCAGAATATAAAAAGTGGCATCGTATTGGAGACGCCGATATAAAATATATTTTACAAGAAAATACACAACCCACTGAAAATGGTCAATCAAATGAAAATGAGTTGTGGTTAAAATTTTTGAAGGAAAGGGCCGAAAAGGCTGAGCCATATCGTCCTAGACCTCATATTCCATGGAATCCACCATATGGATATCCTTATTATCCTCAGTATTATCCTCTATCCAGACCTGAAGACCAAATTTTCCGCTAACAATCATGACAACAGACAAAATAACATTACCAGACTTTTCTAAAGAAAAAGAAAAAAAGGCAGGAAGACCACCTAAATACGGAACTAAGAAAGTTTTACCCCGAACAAACAGATGGATCAAATGTGCATTCTGTAAGACAGATAGGGTTTTAAATCCTGATCAATATCAACGTCAATTTGACTACCATGGTTCAGAAGACAGTATTCTTAACCATTGGAAATGTCAAGAATGTGTGGTTACAGAACAAGACAATCCGTTTAAATTCTGGTTTGATCAAAGTGATAAACTTAATATATTTGCACAAGCACTGAAGAAAATATTTGAAACCTATATTGTAGATAAAGATGGGTCAAAATTTCAGAATTCGATTATTCCTCTTCTGGATGCTAATCACATCAAAGAACCTAATTATCAGCTTCTAACCAAAGATGGTTTACCTGAAGGACTGCACATTAATTTTCCATTTGTTGGAAATGTGGTGATTAAACCTTTGGAATATCTATTAGAAAAGAAAATTACGATTGTTAATTGACAATCACCATAATGATGGTATCATTACATGTCCTATGAAAAAGGAAAAAAATAAAAAAATAGTAATTGACATCCCTTATAAAGCAAAAAAAGCTAAAGACATGTCCCGAACCGAACTATGTAGATGGTTTAGCTTGTTAAACATGGTCAAATTTATCAACCATGGAGAAAATTTGTGTAATATGGAAGTAGATGAAGAAGATATTCCACATTCATGTATGTTAAAATATGTTAATACGGTTTCCGGTGATTTAGAATCATATTTAAATCATTATCACGGTATACCCTTCAAATATAGTTTAGATACATCGCACAGTGAAAGTAAAATTGTAGAAGAAATCGAATTAGCATTTAAATGATATTACTATATAATAAAAAGAAATACAATCTGACGGCCAGAATTGCGTATTGCACAGATTTATCTATACCTGAAATAGAAATTTTTTTGGTTGACAGTTATGAAAATTCTCTAACATTTAGTATAACGATTGATCAGTATAATGATACAAAATTGTTCAAATCTATTATCAAAGATTCAATACAAAAAAGGGACAAAAAACAATATATGATTAAGCATACTCTTAAAAATGCTGTGGATAAAATCAATAGTAAGCGGTCCACTATGAATTTATCAGATAATTAACTAATGAACATCAAGGAATTAAAGGAACTAGTGGTTGAATCACATGAGATCCTTCGTGAGAAGAAACGTCAGTTAATTATCTTAGAAAAATATTTTGCAGATAAACTCGTCCCTATAGGATCTAAAATTGACAAAATTCTACGTGAGTTTAAACAAAAACGAAAGGAAAAAATTATTTTAGCCGAAATTGATGATCGAACTGCTCACATGGTAAAAACGTTTGAGTTCTGCACACCGCAAGAAAAAGCTAGGATAACAGAGGTTGTTAATTCCAGATACGAAGAACCTGATTGGGGAGATATAGACGAAAAAGGACTACATTATTCATACTATGACGGAGATCAACTAATGTTTAATACCATTACATGGGAAGAACTAGAAGAATACAATGAATAAAAAAATCCCGGTAAGTTTTCTTACCGGGATTTTCATTTATATACTTTAATTAAACTCGTGGAACCACAGTCTTACCATTACAACTTGTGCCAACTCCTGCGGCAATAGTAGATGCAAATGATTCATATACAGAATCAATTTGATTTTGATTACCTTCTTCTATTGCAGTATCATTGATATTGATTGGTTCCCATCGTTGATATGTGAAGGTCACTGTAAAGGTTGTTAGTTCGGTTGAAGATTGATCATATGCAACTTCACCAATTTCTGATGGCCATACACCGATTAATCTATATCCACGAACAACATTACAACTAGGACCGAGCAATGCCAAGTCGATTGCAGTTGATTCACAAGGAACACCAACACCACATAGAGTCTGCTCATTCACAGTATCATTCATCCAACGCTCAATAGCATTCCTAACAAGATAATCTGCTGGAGTTGAGAAAGTAATTTGCCATGTTCCAGGATATTCTACCATGTTAGGATACCTAAACTTAAAGCCTAAGAATGGCACCTCCATTGTAGAAATAGATTTTTGAGGAACTGAAGAAATTGTTAAAAAAACACGTCCTTCTAGGTCAATTATTTCGTTTCTAACATAATCAGGAACATTCAAAAGATCTAGAATGCGCAACTGGTGCTGTCTAGAAAAATCGTGTTGTTTGAAAATTTGTGCTGCTGTCTTTAGAGATGCTTGTAGTCCGGCCATAATGATAAAGATTATTTATCACCAGACAAAAAAGTTCTTTAAGATATACCGCTCTTTAAAATATATGATGATACTTCGTCGTAGTATCCTTTTATCACAAGCAATTCCTCAATCCTGTTCGCTGCTTCTTCAATACATGCATTTGCAACTCCGTCATCAGACTGAATATCGGTCGCAAGTATTCGTAATGCACAAACCAGTGTTTTATCGTCAGTTTTCATCTTAAATTTCTAACCGCAACGATCCTACCCAATTGATAATTGGTAGAATCTACTTCAAATTTAACTTCATCCCCTTCTGCGGGTTTTGGTCCGCGTTTAAGTTTGCCCGATAGATAACATAATGATTCTCTTTCTATTTGCTTTGAATAGACAGTAAATCGGTTATCTGGTAAAATTTTTTTAATTTCACCGTATAAAAGTAACGATTGGGTTTTCATTCACGATATTTAGTGAGGGATAGTATGATAATCAATAAAAATGAGGAAGATGGCGTATTCGAAACGCAAACGGTTTGGCCGCTCGTTTGATTTAGCAAATCAACATTGAAACCTTTCAATTTCATCTTCCAAAAAATGGAGGAAGCGGTGAGACTCGCACTCACAAAACACGATTGATTACGGTTTTAATAGTTTTCAAGACTATCTCCTCATCTGGCCGGATCGCTTCCATAATAATATTTATATAACTGATGCAGATCATTAGAGAATCGAACTCTACACCTTTGAGGGTGCGACATACTTTCCAAGTATGTTATATCACCAGATATTCAATGATCTTTTAAATTGGAACACATAATAAGGATCGCACTCTTCATTTTACGCATTTGCAGTGCGTTCCGGTCACTAGCTCGGTCTATGTGTATTATTGAATTGGTTCCCTTATTTGGTTACGATCCGAAGTTTTGTCGGTCACAGCGATAGGTAATAAACCACTCACCCAAGGATACATTAAAAACTGGGGTTCTACTGAGAATCGAACTCAGTTATATCGCTCCACAAGCGAGTGCATCACCAAAATGCTTCAAAACCCATCTAAATTGGTAAGTTAGGAGAGATTCGAACTCTCATTGAAAATAGTTCTTGAGACTACCGCGTATACCGTTCCGCCACTAACTCATATTGAAATTGGTGCCCCTAGCAGAACTCGAATCTGCAAATTTATGATCCTAAATCATATGCCTATACCAATTCGGCTATAGGGGCATTGAAAATTTGGTGAATGTGACAGGACTTGCACCCGCATGTATCTATTAAACTTTCTACACGTTCGTAGCGTGAGGTTATACACATCCATTAAATTGGTATTCCTGAAAAGATTTGAACTTTTTCCGAATCGTTAGAAGCGATTTATGCTAATCCATTACACCACAGGAACATTAGAAAAACTGGCTGTGCCACGAATCGAACGTGGGTTGTTGGGATTTCAATCCAATGCACTAACCTCTCTGCCACACAGCCTTAAATCAAAGCTGCCCTCCCAGAACTCGAATCTGGACTAGAAGAATCAAAATCTCCGGTGCTAACCAATTACACCAAAGGGCAATATAAAATGCGCGGTTATGGGTAATTGCAACCCAATATTCAGATCGACAATCTGATGTAATAACTTTTATACGATAACCGCAAAACTAACTAAACTGGCATGTCGGGTAGGTATCGCGCCCACTTAGACTTTCGTCGCAGTTTTGGAGACTGCTGCATCACTTTTCTGCCACCGACATATTAAATTCTTTTATAAACTCATTAAAGTTCCTGACCTCTATTCTGTAGATTCCAAAATATACAAATTCATCATTTTTGTGGACCTTCACACTCTGTCCATCAGATTTACACTTTTTAACTTCAATATCAAAGGTTTTATGCTCATTATAATCTGCTGTTTGAAATTCCTCAACCGACTCAAAAAATATTTTGTTTTTCGGCCCAGTAAAACAGGTAAGTCGTTTTTCACCCGTCTCATAACATTGAACCGTTGCATATGGATAAAAACTATCAAATGATTTATTTGCCAAAACCAACTCTGGAAACTCAGAAATCATCCATTCCTTGTCCTCCACACAAACCAATTTAATGGAAATCTGGCCTTCTAAAAATTGCTGTTTTAACTGTTCATTCATATGTCCCATTATACATCAACACCAAACTTTGTCAATGGAAAACTAATTTGATAGGATGATTGCGAATTTACCGAAACGCCAGATCATCAGTCTTTCGGAACACACTTATATTTCTATACTATCAAAAATCAGGCTTCTATCGGATTCGAACCGATAATCTCAGAATTACAAATTCCGTGCATTACCAATTGTGCTAAGAAGCCATTAAAAAGGTGCAACAATCAGGGCTTGATTACCCGAATCCTACGACTTGTAGTGTTTTCCATTAAACTATTGTTGCAAAATAAACTATTCACCAAATTCTGATTTTCCACCATAAAGGAAAATTTCCCATTCCTTTCTCAGAAAATCAAATACCATTCCGTTTGTGGGTTTTGTTGGTCTATTTATAAGATTCAAACCACATTCTTTAGGTGTTCTGTCTGCTTTCCATACGTTAAGCGCACGATCACATGTTACTAAATTTTCCCATGTGTTTTTACCACCCCTAGATGAAGGAAGCAAATGATCCACCGATAACTCCTCTCTGGTCAACTTTTTACCACTAAATTGACAAATATATTTATCTCTTTTCCAGATATTTGCTTTTGTGGGAAACTGAACATTTTTAAAAACAATTCGATCAAAGGCCGAACATACTACCACAGGTGGAACTCTAAATGTTCTGGATGGAGTATTAACATATTCATCATATGGTCTGATTGGTAATTCAATCCATTCTTTCCAATCTTTAACCACATTAAAGGTCTCAATATTTTCCAAATCTGGCGAACCATCTTCTTTAGTTCCATAATAAACATCAACCGGATAGGCCGCACCACTGAAAATATCTACCATTGCCTTAGTCCAATTTTTTATGCCAATTGGATAAAATGACCGATTCAAGGCCAATACTTGTTGTTTATTCATCAAATTTAGTCAGTGTATTATCTTCAATTGCCTTGCGAATATATAGCATCATCATCAAACTTTTCTCACTATTGTTGATCGTTGCATCTGCCAAATCCGAAATTTCTACCGGAAAAATATAGTGATCAATGGATTGAATCTTCTTTACAGAATAATACATCAATCCTTTTCTATAAAATTGAAAATGGCATAGATTGTCTTTATTTACGAAGTCTGTTATTTTTATTGCGTTCATGTGGTATGTTATACTATGTATTGTTGTTTGTCAAATTAAAAATTGAGGGGACTACTTTATTCCCCTTTCACATGTCAATTCATGTAGCCAGTGATGTTACGAACTTTTGTTCAGGTGGACGAGTTGATGTCGTTAACAACTCTCACTACTGTCGGGATTAGAGCCTCTTTAGTCCATCATTTTCTCACGGATTAAACCGTTATAACATCAAATTAAAAATTGGAGGATCATGTCACATTTGCAGTGACTATATTTTCTGTTTGGAAGACAGACGCCTATCTACTTGAGCTTATGATCCATTAAAAATCGGTCCCCAAAGTCAGGAATTTAACCTGCATATTATTAGTGCTTTAAAGTCACATCAAATACTCTACCACGTCTGGTATTATGCCTTAAACAATATAGGCTATTTGAGGTTTTAAAAATGGCAACGTTTATTGGATTTGCACCATATTTCCATCTGGACGACGGCGTTCTAATAACTTTCGATTGCGCACTCTATGTTATTACCGATTTTACGGTCTAATTAAACTATCACGTTATTTTGAAATTGGCACCCCTACCGAGGCTCACACTCGGTATTACGTCGTGAAAGGACGTAGTTATATTCATTAACTATAGGGGCATTAAAAATTTGGGCAGGTGTTTTCTCTAGTGGTTATCCTGCGGACCACTAACATTTTACAAAATTTCGGGATGACTGGTAATGCTCCAGCATGTGCTTCGCCCCAAACGAAGTGCATTCCTTGTCTGCCACATCCCGTTAAAATTGTGCCTCTAAAACGTAATGCTCGTTTATTATTAGCATATGAAACTAATTAGGAGACTTCTCCTACCTAGAGGCTTTTGAAAATGGAAGCAGGAGATGGATTTGCACCACCATAAACGATTTCCGTCTTCTGGTTATGAGCCAGATATGTTAACTATTACACTATCCTGCAATTTAAAAATTCTATTTCTCCGAGCTTGCATCGAAGCCATCGACTCTCACGACTTTAATATCCTAACCTTAACATCATTTGTAGTGATTGTCAAATAGTAACATTATTACTTGAAGTTTTATTATGGAGCTACAATCTGTAATAAAACTTATGAAATTATTTCGTAATCATTTTTTGCCAATATCCACATCCTGGCTTTGCAATTTTATTTTTTCTACAAAATTTAGTTATCGCATTATCTGATATGCCCATATCTTTTGCTATTTGTGTTGTTGGTGTTTTCCAAACAAGTTCAGTCATTTCCTCGACTGTAGGCCACTTGATTTTTATCCTGTTTTGGTATATACAGTTTTCACAAAAACTTGAATATTTGCTATTGTTCACCAATCCACATTTATCACACACTTTATTTTCTTTTTTATACACAATATGTTGGAATGCTTCATCTGAAATGGAAGAATCATGTGGATAAAAGGTGATTGCTGGGTGAATTGGGATTCTATCTTGAAGAATAGTATTTACTATTTCTTTCTGCTCATCTTTTTGAGATTTTTTAAATTCGCTCCACCGTATTCTTAATACCTTCCACCCATTTTCATTCAAAAATTGATTTCTTTTTATATCGTGCTCTACGATTTTTGGATCTAAGTGATGCTGACACCCATCTATTTCAATGTCTAGTCTATTTTCTATATCCGCAAAATCTAATGTATACGAACCAAATTGGTATTGTGGTTTAAATTTTCCACCAAAACAATCAACAAAATACTTTTCTGGAAATGATTGTTTTAAATATTTATGGTTCAATTTATATGGAACTTTATCTGGATTTTCTTCTAAGAATTTTTTACGAGCTTTTGATATTTTATCCTTAGATTCTTGTGATAACTTTTTACCTGTGCTAGATATTCGGGATGCTTCTGCACGGTTTCTTATTTTTATAACCTTTGCAGATGATAGGCTCCACAACAACATTTTTGAATACTTGGATATTTTGGATATCTGTGATAAACTTAGCCCCGTATCATATAATCTCTGTATTTCATCAATTTCTTCAGAATTTAGAAGTTTTCTTCCATACTCTCGGTAATATTTGCCTTTACAGGTTTTACAACAAAACCTCTTAGGTTTACCCTTTTCATTTTTTATCAAGTCAACATTACAATTTTCACACTTGGCCATACAACTTATTTAGTGTTGCACGAATCTTATTACAAGAAATTTTGGTGCAAGTGGTGGGACTCGAACCCACATAAGATTTCTCCACGGATTAAAAGTCCGTTGGTCCAAACCAGTTGACCCACACTTGCATTTAAAATTTGGCTCCCAAGGATGGTCCTGCCCCCCTCAACCTGTCGAGTAACATGCTCTCCTAATTGTGCTACCTGGGATTTTCTAGGTCTATCTACATTGGCAGGATTTAAACCTGCTCAAGCCACCATATGTGGCAAGTTTCAGAACATCATATATCGACCATATGATAACATCTCGTTCTAATGCACTTCTATATTACTTTATCTTCTTCTACTTGTCAACTACTTTCTTCTTTTTTACTAACGAGAGGATTTTAACCTCCATACGGGCTTACAGCATTTCTACTGGAGACTGGATACATAGTCCGTTCGGTGGACCCGTGTGCTTACTATGCTACGTATTTTACATTTATACTACGTTTTCAAAAATTGGTGGGTATGGCAGAATTCGAATCTGCTATGGTTCTTATGTTGATGATTTACAGTCACCTGCGTCACATACTCCCGCTACGCCTCATACCCATTAAAAATTGGTCCGCACGAAAGGACTTGCACCTTTTTATTACGACTTATCGGGTCGTCTCTATACCTATTCAGACACATGCGGATTAAAGAACTACTATACTATCTCACTTCTTATCGTTTCCGATAGCGGCCTTTTCATACAAACACCCATTTCCCGTGAGTTTCCGTGTTTGCTGACATTTCACCTTTTGACAGTGATAACCATTCTTTCAGTTTTTCGTATTTTGGGAAACCTTGAAACACCCGGTAGTTAAACTTTTTAAATTTACTCCGGATTTATCATTTCACCGGATTTTAAGTATCTTTTCCAAATCTCTCGGAACTATACTTCGTGCCTTTTGGCATCACCAAATTACTCGGTGATTGTTGCCAGAGGCAATTAATATATGTATGTTTCCGTCTCATCTGTTTTTCTATTTATTAAATTTGTTTTACTTTTCTAGTTTACTTCATCAGATTGTGCATGTCAAGAACTTTTTGAAAAATGTTTATGTAATTTGACCTGATAAAAATTGAAATATTTTAATTGGAAATTTTATATTTGTTCCGACAGTCTTTCGCCAACAATTTCGAAGACTAGATATATAATTGCTATAATTCTCAATAGCAGTTATCCGTTTAAATGAAACAGAAAGTCGATTTACCATTTCTCTATATGCAGACAATTCCCGGACAGATTTGCCTAAACAGCTATATAAAATATCGACCGTAGTAAAAATATTGGCTGATAATTCATTCTTAGAATTTACATATCCTTTATAATCAGACATACTATTAACATTATTACTATCCAAATACCCGGTTTGGTGATCAAACCAATGTTTGAGTTCATGTAACAATACTTCTCTGATACTAAATTGTGGTTCGATTGATAGCCAACATTCATCTATATAATCGTTGACCAGTTTTTTTGCTATTATGCTAGTGTTCAGCCTAACTGTTTCCTTATTTTTTTGATATGACCCTAATACATCCCCATTAATAACATGTCTATTACCAATAATTTTGAGACCGTCATGATTTGTTGATTTTGACATAGACCCGTGTGTAAAAATCTGATTCCAATGTTCGGTATAAACATGTGCAATATCACTGTATCTATTGATGCACCTAGGAACTGCACACATTAGCCCAAATGATTTCTGGTTAAATTCAGTAATATCATATTCAAGATATGAGCATTCCGTCTGACATCTACTACAGTTAGCAGTATATAACCATGGCCTACCACCCACACATTCCTTTTCGCGATGGTTAGTCCATTGTGTGGTGTTCCACATATGACCGCATCCGTCAGAATCTTCTTTACACTTGTATAGTAATTCAATTTTATATAACATGCCCTATATATTCTTTCTGACCATTTGAATATTGTGCATACAATGCTTTTGACTTGATCGAAAATTTCGTAAATTCACCACCGATCAATTTAGGTAAATTTTTAATATAAAAATCGGCAGAAAATTGATACCTTGGACCTAGTATATTAGTTATTTCCATATTAGTTTATGACAAAATTATGCAACATCATCGGGATGATTAAACGGCTGCCCACCAAAGTAATGGTAAATTATGTTTGTCGGAATTTCTTTTGAAAGAATATCTAATTCTTCAGCAAGCACCGGATCAGTCTTACATGCAAATGCATATTCAATTATTTTATCTTTGATATGACTAATTTCGTAATCAGTCAAGTCCCAAGTAGATTGTAATTCTTGTAATATATCGTTTAACATGTGTTAAAGATAACGATCAATATATGCGGCAATCTGCTTGAACGATCTTCCATTATCATTCATATCAGCCAATTTCTCGATGATAGTCTGATTATCGTCTTCATCACGAATAGGTTGGACCGCAAATTTAGGCAACTTATTTTCTACCGTAATCTCATCCAAAAAACCTAGACCTAGCATTGAATCGTCTGAAATGCCACACACTTTACCTAAGACTCCAAGGCAACAATATGACGGTTCATCACAAAGGTTCCTTCTCACCAGACGCCCATCAGCCTGTGCATATTTGCCTGATCGTAGTGCAGCCAGCCACTTGGTTTTAATATTTGCAGGCAGTTTATACATACTATTTGTTTTTGACTTCTTTTTCATAGGACGAACAATAGCACATTGCCCTTATCCGTGTCAAGTTCTTTTTGATAAATAAAACATATGCAATTACAACCGAGCAAAGCCACATATTATAATGAACGTCGCCAAACTTTTGGATTTGAACTTCAAACTGGTGGACATGGCCAAATAATGCTTTCAGGTGCTGGAACATTTGTGCCAACCTCATCGGCCTATGCATTTTATAAAGTAGATTTCATTGCCAGCACTATAGTTTCTACCGTTGCATTCAGAACTACTAATTCAGAAGGTAATCCTACTTATGTTGCAGATAATGCATCATTCGCCAGCACGACATTCCCTGCACTATATACATGGTATGCACCGCTAACCAGTATCACTATTGGTAGTGGTAAAGCTATTGCATATGAATATGAAATTCAGAATAATTTCTTCAGTAACGACACCTTCGATTTCTAATTTTTAGCCGATTTGATGGTGATGACCAGTGCTTTGATAAAAGTATAGATCAATATCATGGTCGTAATGCCGCCGCATAATAGTGCCATTCCTATCATGGCAGTCAATGAATTACCAAATGTTGGGGCTTTGACCGCCAGACATTCAGCAAAGTATTTCGACAGATACAGCCATCCAACAACAGAATAACATATATAGATGACAATAAATGGGGTTGATGTAATAAATTCTAACATTCAAGAATATCGCATCTTTAGTTGACAGTGCAAGTAAAATAGTGTAAATTTATTGGATGAAACCTAAATTACATATACAACTAGATTTATTTTGGGAAGAAGAAAATAATCCCACATATTTGTCCACAATTCAAAATCACTTTGATACTATTATATTGGACAAAAATAATTATATTGATATTCCTAGACCTCCAATAAATTTCAGAGGATCATTAAACTTTGCAAAAAGATTTAAATTTAACTACAATTTTGCAGATTGTAAGTCTTGGATACCTATTTTTAGAAAATATATTTTGTCCCCCGGACATACGGTTTTCAACGATCTAGGTTATTATGCACACTATTATTCGGAATATGATTATCCGCTTTATCTACGTCCGGCAGATCCATATAAATCTTTTGCAGGCCAAGTATTTTTGACAAAAGAAAAATTTATACAAGAATATAATTATTTGACAAAAAATCTCAATTTTTCAAACGATCTAATGTGCGTCAGTGCTCCAATCAAAAAAATTGATAGGGAATGGCGAACTGTTTTCATTAATCAAACCTTTGTTGATGGTTGTCTGTATATGAAAGGTAATGACTTTGTTGAGGTCGAACCCGGTTGTCCATCAGGTGTTCAAAAATTAGCATCTAAAATTGCGGATTCCGAGTATTTTATTAACGAACCAAATTTCGTTATTGACATATGTGAGTCTGGTGGTAAACTATTTTTATTAGAAATCAATTCGTTTGAAAGCAGTTCATTTTATGGAACTGATTTGGACAAAATATATTTGACATGGGCGAAAACTTTAACTTAGAAATACATGGCATTATCAAACGTGATGGATATAACCTACGTGTCCATACTTCACACGATTTTATTGAATATTATAAATGGTTAATTCAAAGAGAACTTTGGATTGAGTGTAATACACCAATGCATTCAGCGCATCTGACGATAGTTAATGAAAAAATACATGGACAGGTTGATCATAATTTGCTTGATCAGTGGCACGGCACAAAAATCTCAATAAACTATTCACCTTTTATTCATGTGGGCGGTCAGACTAAAAATTATCGAATTTTTATGTTGCGTTGCCAGTGTTCCGTGCTAGACTACATTGCAGATGATCTAGGTGTTTCAAAACCCTGGCACTGGCATTTTACTGTTTGTAACTATGCCAAAACTTTGAACAAACAAATATATTTCCCAAAAACAATAACAATCTGATGAAAACATATAATACCTATCCTGTAGTAAACAACATCGTTCTTTTTTATAAAAAAGAATTCAGTCAATGGCACGGTGCATTATCTGATGGATTAACCGCCCCGTTTAAAATTGATATCAGTGAGTGGAATCCGTTCTTCCGACATTGGACAGATTATGACGAATTTCTTACCGAATTTGATGTTGAATTTACCGATGATTTTTGGGACGGTTATCAACATACGTTTACAACTGCTGAACATGCAATGATGTTTGGTAAGGCTATTATATTCCGTGATTGGAATACTGCTAATCAGATTTTAAACACTGTCCATCCAAAAGATGCGAAAGACCTTGGAAGACAGGTTAAAAACTATGATCAGGCCCACTGGGATAAAGTAAAACTTGGGTTGGTGACGATGATCAATAAACAAAAATTTGCACAAAATCCTAAACTTAAAGAACTATTGGTTAAAACCGGACAATATATTTTAGCAGAAGCATCTCCGGTCGATTCTATATGGGGGATTGGTCTAGGTGATAATCATCCAGATGCAGGTGATATAGATAAATGGAGGGGACAAAATTTGCTTGGCCGAGCACTGATGCGGGTTCGGGAGGAATTGGTTTGATTTATGATACCAGAAAATATATCCAACTGTATAGGTAGAAATCTACATCTGCTAAACAATCATCCTATATGTCTGATCAAACAAAAGATCATTAATGTATTACTTAATAATTTACATTTTGAGATATTTGAGGATAGCAATCCAATTGTTAGCACACAACAAAACTTCGACGATCTTCTAATCCCTTCTGATCATGTCTCTAGACGTGTGAGCGACACATTCTATTTAGATAATTCCACTGTATTGCGAACCCATACCAGTGCTCATCAGACAACGTTTTTAAAACAAGGGGTTGAAAAATTTATTGTTGTTGGGGATGTTTACCGCCGAGATAGTGTGGACAAATTTCACTATCCGGTATTTCACCAGATGGAAGCAGTTGCACTTTTCGATTCTAGAGATGATGCACTAAGTGTATTAAACAATATTATTGATAAATTGATCGCCTCATTATTCCCTGGTGCAACATATAAATGGATTGATTCCTATTTTCCTTTTACACAACCATCATATGAAGTAGAAATTGAATGGGATAATAAATTAGTAGAAGTCCTTGGTTGTGGGCTTATTCATCAAGATATTCTCAAAAACTGTGGTATTAATAAACATGGATTTGCTTTTGGATTAGGACTAGAACGCCTAGCAATGATCTTATATAAGATTCCTGATATTCGACTGTTTTGGACGACTGACACTCGATTTCTATCACAGTTTAATAACGGTGATACAATATTCAAAACCTATTCAAATCAACCAGTATGTTATAAAGATATTTCTTTCTGGATTAGTCCGACATATGAAGAAAATCATTTCTTTGAAATTTGTAGGTCCATGTCAAAGGACTTAATCGAAGATATTACATTAAAGGATGAATTCACTAAGAATGGTAAAACAAGCAAATGTTATCGTATTTCATATAGAAGTATTGACAAAACATTGACTAATGCAGACATAGATAAAATTCAATCTGGTATTAGAGATGCACTAGAACAAACATTAGGGGTAACATTAAGATGATTAAAAAATATTTTACAGGAATAGGATCAAGAGTAACACCTTCTGCTGTTGAACCACTGATCAAATCGTTGTGTTATAAACTAGTTAATTCGGGTTATACTCTACGTTCTGGTGGAGCATCGGGTGCGGATCAAATGTTTGAAAAATATTTTGATCTATATGGTGGAGACAAGGAAATATATTTGCCGTGGCCTAATTATAATGATAATAAATCGCCTTTGTATGGATTTTCAAATACTGCACTAAAATTGGCAGAAAAATATCATCCAAAATGGGATAGATTGACCGAATCTGGTAAAAAACTGATGGCCCGTAATAGCCACATCATACTTGGTCCTAAGTGTATAGTTGTTCCTGAATTTGTTATTTGTTGGACACCCGGTGGTAAAGAAAAAGGTGGCACTGGACAGGGAATCAGAATGGCAAAAGATTTTAGAATTCCAATCTTCAATCTAGCACTGGAAAACGATATTTCAAAGTTAAAATCAGTGATTGATAATCAAGATATATTCTGATATAGAGAAACAGGTTCGAACCTAAAAGCCCCTCAACCAGAAGGTGGGGCACGTAAAAAATCTTTTTGTGCTAGATCATCTGCATGGATACCGAGTGGTGGATGTGATGGTAAAGATACTAGAGGCTGTGCTGCCCGCAGACGATGGAAGTGTTAAGGATTTACATTGTTTCTTGTTGGAAACAATAGAATAATCTAGTTAAATATTATGGATGCTTCTAAATTCTGTTGTAACGCTCTCAAGTTTTCCCTATGAAAAAATAGGGATATTCCTAGACAATACTGTTGCACCAGAATCATCCGCTAGATTTGGTATAAGATATAAACATAAAATATGGGACTATGAAATTCCAGTTTTGAACTGGTCGTCATTATACCTTAATCAAGTTGGTGCTGAACCTCTGCTTTTAAACTCGACCAGTTTATCGAGTTTATATGATACGGATTATTCAACAAAATATGTTCAACCTGGAAATTTTATTGATATTCCAGACACGTTTCCACTATTTTCTGAAACATCAGCATATCCTAATCATTATCTAGGTCTTACATTCAAGGGTGGAACATCTGCAATCACCGTATATCCATCAGGACCGTATCCGATACTAACTAAAGTTGGGGACAAACAATTTAATGTTTCAGGTGGTTTTTTTGCCCTATCTGCGGCTGAATCAGAATCAAATTCCAGTGATTTATATAATTCGTTAGACAATTCATATCTAACTGACTTATATTCTTCACAAGGTGCAGAAATCAAATTTCATAATCATACCTATACTGGTCCAGGGTCCGTTGGGTATGATATGTATCCTGATGCATACGTATCTGCTAGTAGGAATAATTTTGTATTAAAAACACAAAATAATAATTCGACTTCTATACCATTGGTAAACCAACTGATTCCTGCAACCACACCGTATTCCAAGGGTATTGTTCCTGAGTCTTTTCAACTAACTTTCACAGTTTCTGCTGCATCGTTAGAAGATGCAATAGATTATAATATGTGTTATGGTAACACTGTGGGTGCTACGCACTTTTTGTCAGGAATCAATGTAGAGGGATTGGCCACGCCCATTGTTCAATCTGCAAAATTGGATTCGGTTAATGCCAAACTCAGTTTGACACTCAATACCGGTTATTTTGTGCCGAACGGTGAAAATTATGTGGTGTCATATCAAGCATCTGCACTACCGTATATAAAAAGCACAGGTTCATTGTTCAAACATGGTGTTTCAGCAAGCGAACAAACCAATTATTATCAGCTTTCAACCGAAGAAGCGCCTTATCTATATAATTATAGATTCTTTACCGATTATAATAATGGGAGTCCTGAACAGGAGACATTCACTATTTTCTTTAACCCCGAATTTCAATCAGTTCAATATCAATCATCTTCGTTTAATGTATCGGCGGTCATGGTTGATAACTTTGGCCAATTAGAATTTCCTATTTTAGAGACTGGTAAAGTAGTTAGACAAAGATTTTTTGAAGAAAACAATGATACTTCGTTGTCTGCTATTGATCTAGGATCTGATCAAAAATATATTCATAGCCAATGGTTTCCTGCATCTGCACACATCAAATTTATTAACAATGGAATTGCAAACTCATTTACCGTAACTCATCAAATAAGCTCAGTTAAAGATGATTTGTGGTATATGCAACCATATTCATTCATATTGAATAGAGAAAAAGCGTCTTCCAATTTACAGATAACACAATTGACCGATAACTGGTGTTTGGTCCAAGGCACTATATATCCAAACTTTGATTCGGATGAAAATGTTACATGGGATGTAGTTCCGAGTGATAATATTCAGATATATGACTATAGCACGGTAGATGATTTGATATATGATGTGGATGATCCAAATCATCTGACTCAACTACCACCTGTAGAATTATCTATTGGGGTTCCAACACCTGCTAACAATTTATCAATTATCGTAAACAATTTGGGTGTAGATAATACTAAAATTACATTCTATTCATCAGAATTTGAACTATCTGCCTCCACCATATGGCATCCCCCATCATCAGTATTCAATAACTTATCATTAGGTTTGAAAACCGATTGGGATGATTTTAACCCTTCTACGACGGCCACCATTAGTTCGTTCTTTATAAAAAATAATTTGGAATATCCTGCACCTGCAAGAGGGTCTATCCTTTGGAAAGAAACGAATAATGATCCTAGAGGTGAATTCAGTTTACAATCAACCGATCTGTCATCAAATTTATATGAAAACGTATATTATCCATCTACATCTAATACTAATACTATCAATGGAAATTTTGAAGTAGATCGGGCAGCATCAAATCCACAGAAAATAATCTTTAACGTATTTGCCAATGCAACTGGTCCTAAATCAGATGATGTGACATCCAGTAGTTATAATATTTCTGATAGTATAACCATTCCTGTTCGACAATATCCTAAAAACCATAATATCTATTTTGTGTTGTCTGCTACTGATGGAAGCACCGTCTCGTCTAAAGATAAAAATACTAAATTTTTTACCATCAATAATCTATCGGCAACAACCGCCCTTATTTCCAGTGATTTTGCCCAAATAGACACATCCAAAATAATATGGAATATTCCGGGCAACACACATCTGGTTTCTACAAGTGTAGTTTTTGCACTGGCATCCAGTTATTGTATAGAAGTTTCAGCACTGTCTGCCAAGCCTAATTCTGGTAATTTTGAATACTACAATTTTACGGACAAACTGTGTATCAATATTCTTCCTAGTTCATATTCTACACTAGATTATATATCGTTTCCTGAATATAATATGTTTCCTGCTGAAAAACTGGAATATGATTATTATAATCTATCATATCTAAACAGTAATGGACTAACTGGTTTATCAGGATGCCCAACAAATGTTGTTCTCTCAACGTTCGGTGGATTTGACAGCTATTATTACCAAATTGGGACAAAACAAGTGTCTTCGGTTTCCAATGAAATAACTATACCGGTAGTTTATAACGATGTATCTGCAACAGGTGTTGTGTCTATAACTGCACATAATTCGGTCTTTCCTATAGAAAACGGTCTCACGGTTTATAATTATGTGAGTTCTACTGATGCCGATGTGTTCCATCAACATATGTCCGTTGTTCCATTCCCATCCTTGACCGCATATTTGGACATAAGTGAGACATTGATCAATGTTCGAAACGATTCGACTAATAAGCCCCTTATCACTCTGAATTTTCCATATGATGGAATAACAGTTGATGGGACTCTGACATATGTTCTACAAACAACTGGACAAACTTTTTATTCGGCATCCACTGAATTTACTGATACTCATTCTGAACAAGTTATTTTTTCTACTGATCCGTCCAATTTCTTTTCGGTTAAAAATAATACTTATAATACATATAATTTCTTTGTCACCGGTAATATCACAAAATATATTACTGACGGTCCTTCTTGCACAGTGGTTCAACCGTTTACGTCCAATATGATTTCCATATCTGCATATGATGGACCTGATATAGAAATCTGGACACCCCATCATACATATACTACAAATCAATTAATTTCTGTTTATAACAACACTACGGAATTCCCGGTGCCGTTCACCAGTTTTCGCTTTGATGATGGTGCAGGTCACATAACAACAGGTTTAACCTATACTGATGTTATGACCGCATCATATGCATCTGAAGGAACATATAATATTTCTGTTAGTGCAATAGGAATAGATACAATTAGCCATACATGGACCGACTTCTTTGTGATCAAGAACGATATTGATCAATATGATTCACAAATTAATCGACAATTCCCAGACGAACTTACATTACCATATACATTGGAAGACGTGTTGATCAAGCCAAATGAATGGCAGTATAACACTAGTATTAATCAGAAACTTAGTAGATTATATACTAATTTTGAAACTCTTTCATCATTATCATATGCATGGGATATTAATGTTCCGAAGTATATTGTTGGGTGGTTAGGTGAAAAAGAGGGTAAACTTACATGGCACTATGAAACTCCACCTGTAGAAAAATACTATACTAATGAATTCGTATCATTAACCGATTTTATTCTAATGGGTAATCAAATGGTGCTAATCAATGGTGGCACTATCGAATTTAGACAAAACAATCAGACTGTCGAACTACTAAATTCGACTTCTCATATAACAGAGGGTGAAAAATTTATCAACCCAACACATGTGGTATATGTAGAAGAAACGGATAAACTAGTTGTTCTAGATAAAGACAAAAAGAACATATTGGTTTTTGATGTAGATGTGGAGTATAATATTTCGCTCACACATTATTGGGGAGGAACCGGAGAAACCGGAAGTAAAACACATTTAAATAATCCATCGGATTTATATACTGATGGGCAACTTATATACGTAGTTGATTCTGACAGTAGAAATATCAAAATCTACAATAATTATCTGAATTGGACAAATGAAATCACATATACTGGATGGACCACCTCAGATTATCCGGTGTCAGTTTCAAAATCATCGAATTTGATTTATGTATTAACTAACTTAGGTAATATAATGATATTTGATGATAGTTATAATTATGTCTCAACTATGGTAGCAACCGCAGGGCATAAATTATATGTTCATAATGATTTTATTCATGTGCTGGCAAATAATTCGGTATATGTATATGCGGCCAACCAGACGTTCATCAATGTCTGGAACACCGTATTTCCGATATCAAGATTATATTTTGATCAGACCGAAATTTATGCGGTTAATGATTTTTCGATAATCAAATTGATTGATTATCCTCAAAAATTAAGCATTGGCGATCAATCTAATGAGGTTTCTACATTAGAATCAATGTTGATCAACGAGGATGAACCTGTTACGGATTTTGTCTACAATGATTCGTTTATAAAATTCCATAACAATCTACTATCATTTGCGACCTCCCTAACACATAAATTTGTGATCAATGTTGATGAATTTGATCAGTTTATCAATCATTATATTTCACCGATAGAAAGTTCTGAAATATTATTGACCAGTTCGTCATATGCTGCACTTGGTATAAATGAACTAATTTCGTATGAAACAATCAACAGAAGTATAAAAAACTTGTGGACTGATCTAGATCTTTTACGTCAAATGGTTGAAGTCCGTATAAGCAGAGTCAATGATAATCCTTTTGAATGGACATGGAAATATCATACGATTGGTAAACCACAGAATATTTCTAATAACAGACGACCGCTTTCCTGGAGAGAATTGGAATCCCGTTCAGCAAGATTTGATAACACCCTGTCTGCCATCACCTGGGAAACCGCATATGGTGGTGGTTATGAACGAAACCATATGCCAATCACATGGACATGGGATAAAATGGGATGCAATTGTATCTGGCCAGTCACATGGGAACAAATGGAATGTGAAAATAAATTTGGTTATACTTGGGAATACCTTCAAAATAACTGTTCATTTGTTCCGTCCCATACATTTAGTTCCTGTCTTTCAAGTTGTTGATACCGTCACTAAATCTAAAATAATATGCATCCAACAAACAGGAGTTATGTGGTTCTTCAACATAACCTTCAAGTTGTTTGATGTAAACATATACTGCTTCGGGAACAACATAACCTTCTAGTTCGCCCTGAGTATTAAAACATGATACCATATAGATGCTCATTATAATGTATTGAGTAGTGTGATTAGTGTTTTCATAGGCCATATATTAGCGCACTAAAATTCGCTTGTCAACGACTTTTTGAAAATTAAATAAAGCAGAATGAAAGAAATATGTAAACCGGACTCTAGTTGCTCATTTGTATACCCTATATTGGAGGGCGAAGATATTGGGGGCTCACTTTCATCTATAAATTATAATTTTCGTCAATTAGACATCCAACTTTGTAACTATGAATATGATGTAACCAATAAATGGCTTCCTGCATATACATATTTTTCAGGCACATCTAGCACATTACTTGATGCTCTAACCTTGTTCCAATCAAATTCTGCATGTTGGGCAGAAACCACATCTGTAGTGAACGAACTGTCTTCTTTCTGGTTGAAACCTATTACTATGGTTTATCCGTATCCATTTACTGGTAATACTGATATTTCTACCATAAAAGCATGGTTAAACGAGAACTTCCCTGTTCAAGGGGGCGGGTGCTTTAATTATATTGTGGGGCAACAACTATACATCTTTTCACCTGAATATTATTCGATTGATAGAAAGGTCTCGGATTCTAAGGGTATTGGTAAACAAACAGTGTCATTTACATACACTTGCACCTGTATTAGTAAACCAACCATCAGACGAACAATAACGAAGGATGTGGATTGTGGGACCTTCAATTTAGAATTATCGGTCCCAGACCAATTTATCAATACTTTCACCGGAATTAAATTTGAAGTGACTCCTGCACTTGAATGGGATAATGGAACCAAAATATACTAGTGACACAAATTGATTCATATAATTTACTGGGTAATTCCCGTTCAGAATTAAATCAAAACTTTTCTGATCTGGATGTCAGAACATGTATATATGATAATGCCAGACCTACATATGAACAGTTGTTTACCAACATTTCGGACCTAAGTGCAAGGCTATCTAATTTTACATCGGCTGTTCAATCCGTAAGTTCGGATTATATTAATACCTCAAATCTGGTTTACAACCTAAAGGATTATTGGCTGACACCCGTTACATTGGTGTATCCCCTAAGTTTTTCGGTAGTTGCCAACTATCAAGATATAGAAAATTGGTTAAACCTAAATTTTTCAGACATTCCAACAAATCAAATTTATAAAATTCAATTTGTTGTAAAATCTTATTCAGATAGTTTATTGGCTAATACCTTGTTAGAAAAAGTATCGACCGAAACATTAGATGCACTATCTTCTACATATGGTATATCAACCAAAAATATTCAACGATTTATCGTATTAGATAATATAGTAAAAACCATAATTTCGTCAGTCAAAACTATTTTAACCAGATTGTTCATAAAAACTCAGGTAGAAGCCGCATCAGATTTAGATGTGCTAATCTCATCTTGTTCTATCCATAAAAATGTTATTTCGTCATCTGTTCTGACAACCATAGATTATACAAATTTGTTGTCCATCTGGTCGTTATTACAACAATATGGTTTGGTTAAAGATGAATATACGGCTCTATCTGAACTGGGAGTCAATACAATACCTGGAAACGTATTAGCACGGTTCAATACCAAAAATATATACGAAGCAGTAATAGGATCATTTTGCTACAAATATGACACTAAATGGTCATATATACCTGATTGTTCACGTAACATCTGTCTAAACACTGAATGTTCTTCTTGTTACGATTCGATAGATGTAAACAATCTATATACTACTGATGATTGTAAGATCGGTAGTAAATATGTGTTACTTGAATGTGATTCGGTCGTCAAAGATAATACTAAACATGTATTTTTGTCCAGTCAGAACTTTGTTATTCCTACAGGCGGAAAACGTATGTATGTAAAAGCCTGGGGTTGTAATGGAAGTGGAGACCATTCACCTGTTGCACCTGGAGATCCCAAATCATATGGTGGTGGCGGTGGTTATACCTATGCAGAATTTGATGTGTTGGAGAACACTGTATATTCAATTGCAGTTAATAAATTTGGTGGTGCAGGTATTACCGGACAGATTGCAATAGGTGGAGGTCTTGCAGGTGTTTTTGAAGGTTCTGCGGCATTGACCAATACGGCCTACAATAGAGCCTTAGTTATTGCTGGCGGTGGCGGTGGGGCAGTTGCTGATGAAGATGCGACTCCAAGTGCAATGTTTGCAAATGGATTACCTGGAAATTCGACTAATGCAAATACTTCAGGTGGGTCTCTCACGATGTCTGGTATCAATGCGGCGGGATCACGAAATGCAAATAATGAATCTGCGGCTGGTGGTGGTGGCTATAGAGGTGGAACTAGATATGGATATAGAGGTAAAGGAGGCACTGGTTTTGTTAATTCGGTTGGAGAAAATCCGGTTATTACTGCTGGAACTGGAATAAGTATGGCAAATCAAAGTGATTCAGATTATTCATTGATTTCACCAGTATTTGGTGGGGTTGTGATTGAGATCGAATACGAGACAAATTTTATATTAGAATAATATGTATATAACTGGAAATGATGAATTTGAACCATACTTAGGAAAGTATGTGATAATGACTGTCAATGGACGAAAAAAGAAATTTCTAGTTGAATCACTTGCATCGTATACCGGGGTTGTTCCTGCATCATCATATATTTTCAAAAATAATTATACAATTAATGGACTGGCAACCATTCAAGGATGTGAATTATGTCAAGATATTGTGGACATCACGTATTTCACACCTTCATCTTCGATATTTGAAAACAGTGATATAACACTATCGGTATTAACTGAAGGAGCAGCCGCATTGAATTATACATGGTATCATGACAATGTGGTTCTGGCCGAATCTACCTCTGCATATAATATTCCAGATTTTACGGTTTCCGATGTTGGAACATATTATGTCTCGGTATCGTGTGCATGTAATATAATCAATAGTAATTCAACCGTTTTAGACCTGTATGTGGTCGAGCCTACATCTACTAGCACCACTACACTGCCACCAACAACCACTATAGCACCAACAACCACTATAGCACCAACAACCACTATAGCACCAACAACCACTATAGCACCAACAACCACTATAGCACCAACAA